CTAGCTCTGCTTCTCGGCTCGCCGCTCGATCCACCTGTCGATGGTCTCCGGGAACCATCCCTTCACCCGGCCGATCATCACGTCAGGTTGCGGCATCCGGCCGGGAATGTTGGCGTAGCTCTTGACGGTGTTCGGTGACAGGCCGGTGCGTTCGGCCACTTCGTTCACTCCAAGAGCCCTGATCATGACCACGGGCCAGACGGTATGAATACCGAGGTATATATCCCGATCGGTGTGCCCGTACGGGTGTGCCCGTTGGTGGTGTGATGGCGACGCGCGGCGGCAGTTCTCGGGGTGTAGCTGCGAGTCGCCTGGTGATGCCGCTAGCGTGATCGGCTATGACCGTTCCGTCTTCGCCGGCTGGCTGGTATCCGGACCCGACCGGGAAGCCGATGCAGCGCTATTTCGACGGCGTGCAGTGGACCGAGCAGTACGCGCCGGCCGCGCCGGCTGTCGCGCCGCCGATGGTGCCGCCGCCCGCCGGCGGGGTCGTGGTGTCGGGCCCGAACCACATCCTGCATCTCATCCTGACGGTGCTCACGTTCTGGGCGTGCGGCGGGTGGATATGGATTTGGCTGATCGTCGCCCTGGCCAACAACAAGCGCGTGCAGACCGTCGACGCGTACGGCCGGGTCATCACGCCGCCGCCGGCGCGCCCGGCCGGGCCGGCGGGCCCGTCGTTCATCGATCGCGTCAAGGCCGGCGATCGCGAAGACACGTTGATGTGGGTGTCGCTGGGCGTCGCCGCCGCGGTCGTGGTCATCATCGCGATCGTTCTCATCGCGGCGGCATAGACGGGGATTGGTCGCAGCTCTCGCCCTTGGGTGGTGCGTGGACCGGCTGGTCGCAGGTGGTGCAGCGCCAGGTCATGTGTCGGTCGCCGCACGCGCATGGGTAGCTGCCGACGATCACCTGGCCGGGGCCGAGCTGGTGGCCGTTCGGGCATTGGGCCGGCCGCTGGACGTGCATGCCGCCGCGGCGGTTCGGGACCAGGTCGCCGACCTCGGGCATGCGGTGGATCGTAGCCGCGGCCGCTGACATGCCCCGGGCGGTCGGCTACTCGGCGGCCGGGTCCGGCACCTGCGCGGCCGCGATCGCTTCGTCGGTTGGATCCGGGTCGTGCGGGTTGTCGATCCAGTCGGCCCGGTTCAGGTGCGCCCACGCGCCCGGGCCGTCGACGCCGGCGGGCGGCGGGTAGTGGCGCACCGCGCCGGTGCACACCTTGCAGGTGCCGTTGCGCACCGGCCGTGTCGACGTCGAATCAGGATGTCCGGGCATGCATCCGATCGTGCCGCGTCTCGCCTTACTCCACGCGGGAGCTGGCCGTGGTCAGGCTGCGGGCAGCAGGCGGGCGCCGACGCTGTTGTACGTGCCGCCCGTCGCCGAGAAGTCCTTCGAGCCCGACGCGTCGCCGGCGGCGTCGCCGGCCAGCCCCCGCAGGGTGTTCGCGACGGCGCTCGCTGCGCGTTGCGTCTGGCTGTAGTTGCCCAACGTGTGGCCGGCCGACATCGCGTTGACCGCGACTTGGTTGGCGCCGACCGGGATGGTGATCGCGGTGCCGGAGCTGATGCCGGGCGCCGACACCACATTGTCGTACCCGCCGACGTTGGACCACAGCCACGCCATCAGCCAGATATTGCGGCCGGTGTTGGTGCCCGAGCTCTGGATTCCGGCCAAGGGGTGCGACCCGTCGGTGGGCGGGTTGGGGAAGATCCAGAGCTGCGAACCGTAATTCGCGCCGCCGCTGCGGTCCTGGCCGCCCATCAGTGTCGCGGCGACGCCGTTGTACGAGCACCCGAACGTGGTGGTGCCGCCACCGTTGGCGTACCAGTTGAGCGCCATAACCAACGCCAGGTTGGGGATGCCGCTGTACGCCGACAGGTCGACAGCGCCGCTCGCGGTGGTGCTTGTGCCGAAGCTGTTGCTGTTGGTGAACTGGCCGAACGTGGTCTGAAACAGGACCGGCGCAGATGCGGCGGCCGCCTGTGTGGATGCGGCGATCGCGCCGCGGCGCGACACCCGGGTCACGTCGACAGATCCCCGGTCGCAACCCACTCGTTTGAGCCGCGGTAGCGCAGCGCGACCGACGAATACTGGCCGGTGAGCTTCTTCTTGCTACCGACGCTGCGGATGGTCACGCCGGCACCTTCGACGAGGGTCACTTGACCGGCGCCGTAGGCGAAGATCTCACAAACCCCGGTCGCCGGGAACGGAACGGTGCTGCTCGGCGGGATGGTCACCGTGTTGGCCGCCGCGTTGGTCGTCTCGACGACCTTGCCGAGGTCGGTCAGCGCGAGCGTATAGGCCGTCTCGTTGGTGGGCCGGGTGTTCGGGGTGATCGTGTCGACGTACAGCTTCGTGACGCCGTCGGACGGATCCGATGGCGCGGCGCCGACCTGCTTGCGGGCCATCAGCCGAAGACAGCCACGCGGTAGGCGCCGGACGCCGGCGCGGCGGCGAAGCTGACGGTGACGGTGTTGGTGGTGGCATGCACGACGTCGGCCTCCACTTCCTCGTACGTGGTGGCGTTGTACACCACAACGTCGACGTCACGGGTGCCGAGGTTGTGCGTGACCGTGATGACCGACGCGCTGCCGTCGCCGATCGCGGTGGCGTACTTCCGGGTGACCACCGATGTGTCGATCGCGATACCGCTGGCCCCGACGGTCAGGCCGCCGGACGGCGCCGCAACCGCGGTGATCACGCCGCTGCTGATGTTGATGCCGTTGCCGGCGGTGTAGTTTCCGGACCCGCCGGTCTGTGCCCACACCGTCGCGGTGGTGCCCGGGGTGATGGTGCCGTTCGTGGTGCACGTCCACTGCGTGTCGGCCTGCGTGGTGCCCGCGGAGACGTAGACCGTGGCGTTCGGTACGAGTTCGCCGGCGCCGTCGGCGTCGGTGGCGCGGGTCGGCGCGCCGGACGCGTTCACGGTGTAGATGCCGTTCTCGGATCCGGTCGTCTGATTCTTGATCAGGATCCGGTTACCGGTGGCCAGGGTGACGCCGTCGATAACCTGTCCGGCCGCGAATGCTGTTGCCAGGGCGCCGTTCGCGGTCGTCGCGGCGTCGACCGCCTTCTTCCACGACAGGCCGGCGATCAGGTTGTCGACGTAGTCCTTGTTGACCAGGTCGGTGCCCGCCGACGGCGATGCGGCGTTGATGCCTCGCTGATTTTGGAGGTCGATGCCGGTGAGGAACTTACGAGCCATGACGTGCCTTCCTTAGATGATCTGCGCGCGGCCGGATTGGGGGGTGGCGAAGACGACAGCGATCGGGGTTGTCGCGTCGTCGGGCATCGTGACGTCCGCTTCGACAACGACGTTGCCCACGAGGACCGTCACGGAAGTGGCCTTTCGTCCAAGGGGGTTGGCGATAGTCCATGTTGCCGCCGGGGCGCTTTGTGTGTGCGTGAACCCCTGCCAGGTGTTCGACGATTCGACCGCGGCTTCGATGGCCGGGCCGAGGTCGAGCCCGTCGCCGAGGTCCACCCCGGACGCGGACAGCACGAGTGTCGCCATGCCTTCGATGCGGGCGTCGTCGGGGATGAGCCGCAGCACGAGTTGGTTGTCGCTGCTGGGCGGCAGGTTGATCCGCTCCACCGAGGTCAGGTTGATGCGGGTCGCCGATGTCGGTGCGGCGAAGTCGAAGTCGTCGAACTTGTACTGGCCGCCGTTGATCTTCATCGGCTCGAAGTGCACGCGGTAGATCAGGTGCACGCCGGCGGGCAATTCGAGCGCGGGCGTCTCAGCGATCAGCGGCACGCCGACCGAATCGACCTGCTCGTTGTACTGCTCGGCCGTCGGGGTGTCCGGGCCGGTGGCCGGCGCCGGCCCGCGGACCGCCTTCAGCACACCGGATTCCAGCCGCGCCGCGATCGGCAGCAGCAGCAGCGACATCATCGGATCCTGATTCAGGATCGCGATCTCTTGGGAGTCCTGCCCGATCAGCTTCGGCGTGAACAGGATGTCGCACCACGGCTTGAACGCGTCCGGGTTGAAGCCGGGATCGAAGGTGTCGCCGATGATCCCGCGCGCTTGCCAGTCGACGAAAAACGTTGTGAGGTATGAAAGATCAGCCATTGTCGGATGACTCCTTATCCCGCCTTCGGACCGTCTGCTGGTGGACCAGCGCCGCAATCATGGCGACAGCGGCGAGCGCGCTCAGACTGTAGATCGCGAACCGGAGTTCTTGCCGGCCGGGAAAATCCGGATCCCACCAGGTCGCCAACGAGATCTGCCACAGCAGCAGTGACCACATCGTCTTCATCGCGAGGTACGGCGGTCCGACCTCGCTGGTCCACCACCTCGACCAGAACGCATAGCGCACAGTGAAAATGGTGGTCAGCAGGGCCACGATGACCAAGACGACGTTGGCCGCGATTCGGAAGTGATTCGGATCGAGCCACCAGATGTCCGAGAATAGCGCCCCGCCGATCAAGACGATGCACGTGACGATGAGCCGCCTCACGCCTGCCGTCTCCTCATCGCGAGCTGGATCGATTTGCCGAACCCGTTGAGCGACGCTTCTTGACGCAACCGCGCATCTGCCTCTCGTGAATACTGGATCAGTTCGCCGATGCCCTGCGTGGCTTCCTCGGCGCGTGCAAGACGCTGCTCGGCTTCCGCGGTGCGGCGCCGCCATGGCCACCACATCACGTCCCCTCTCGGGCGAGCGCGGCGATCTCTTTCCGGAACGACGAAACCATCTCGGTCGCCGCGATGGTGCCGGCGGTGTTCTCGATCAGCGCCTTTGTGGCCTCGTGATAGCTCTGCTCGTACTTGTCGCCGCGGGCTCGCTCGGCGCGGTAACGGCCGCCGGGCACAAGGCGTTCCGTAGCGATCGCCCACATGAAGATGATCGCGATGAGAGTCGCCAAACCGGGCCCGGTGAGACCGGCCCAGAATTCGGGGTTTGTCCAGCCCATCACTTCGGGTCAATCGGCGACGGCGTGGCCTGGCCCGGATCCGGTGCGCGCCGGCGGCGGCGTGGCTTAGGGCGCGGTTTGTTGGCCGGGCCCTGCCACACGACGTACGTGCCCAGCGCAACGGTCGCGAGGAAGCGCACCCACTGGCCGCCGTCGGTCGGCCACGGCACGCCGCCCTGCTGAAGCTGCATCGCGACGTTCGTCAAGAACAACGCGAGAAACGCCAGCAGCGCCTTCCAGCATTCCTTCAGGACAGCCAGCATGATTCGGCCTTTCTCATTGCAGCCGGAGGGCGACGTCGAACTGGAATCCCTGATTCCACATCGCCCACGAGCCGGGGAAGAGCAGCAGCGTCGCACCGTTCGGGCAGGTCTCGCGGATCGTCTTCACCGCGTGATCGACGGCCGTCATCCCGTCCCAGAACGCGTGATTCAGGTCGGCGTACATGCCGTGCGCCTGCGTGCCAACGAACTTCACCGCGTCGACCATCAGGTTGATGAGCGACGGCAGCAACGCGAGCAGTTGCAGCGGGTTGACCAGGTTGCCCAGCGGGTTGGCCGGCACGAAGTTCACCGGGCCCGCCGTGACGAAGCCGACCAGGCCGGACAGGATGCCGGCCACACCGGTGTCGTCGGACGAACCGACCAGGCCGGTGAGTTCCTGCATCGCGACCGTCGGCATCTTCGTCAGCAGCCACGACGCGAAGTCCAGCGTGAGCTCGGCGCGCGAGATCACCTCGTAGAAGAAGAACAACAGGCCGCGGGCCCGCGGGTACCAGTCGCCGTCGATCGAGTACGACCAGTAGCGGTCGGCGACGAAGTCGGGGTGCGGCTGCCGGCTGATTCCTTCGCCCGGGTCGTTGCCGAGCAGTGAGCCGTCCGGCCGCATCGACGGGTCGCCGAAGTTGATCGACATCAGGTAGCGGGCGCGCTGCTCGGCGGTCAGCGTCATCTCGTAGTCGCGAAGCGTCTTGGCGCCCATCGAGTAGCCGATACCGATGATGTCGCCGTCGATGGTCTGCGTGAGCCGCTGGCCTTCGCGGGCGCCGGCCGCGGTGTCGCGGTTGAAGCTCGGCGCGTCCGGCGGCATCAGGTAGGCGCGGGTGTCGTGCCAGACGCCCTGGATCCGGTACTTCGGGCCGAGCACCGGCGGGATGTAGGCGCGGATCGCGGTGCGCAGCGCCAGATCGGCGATCCCGTCGGTGCGCAGCGGCTTGTCGCCGCCGGTCATCTTGCGCAGCAGCGCCGGATCGGAGTTGATGTGGATCGCGAGCTGCTGCACCGAGCGGCGCGTCGCATCATCGAACACACCGGTCTCGAGGACACCCATCTGCACGGCGAACGAGTTCTTCGGGTACGCGTACAGAAGCCGGTGCTGCACGCGGGCGACCTCGGATCCGACGTCGCCGAGGCCGTACCCGATCCACTTCCCGCCGGCGTCGTGCGCCATCAGGCCGCACCCATCTTGAAGACAGCCTGAAACTTCGGCTTGAACGCGACGAGCGCCTTGCACATGTCCTGGCCGAACTCGGCGACGAAGGGGTTCGTCGCGGCATAGGAGTCCGGCGCCACCCCTTCGCGGGCGACGCGCTCGACGTGCTCGACGGCGTAGGGCACATCGAGCAGGTAGGCCAGCGTGTTCCGGCCGTCCCACACGTTTCCGTCGATGTTGTAGATGAAGCCCAACATCGTCTCGATGTCCTTGCCGTCCTCGGCCAGGGCGGCGCGGGACGGGCCCCGCTTCATGATCTCGTCGTAGAGCTCTTGCTGCTGCTTGTCGGTCAACGCCATCAGAAAGCCTCCGGTCCTCGGTTTACGGTTGATCTGCGCCTGGATGTCGGCGCGCAGGATGTCCATGTCGATCGCGCCGGGATCCCACTTGCCCTCGGCGGTGGGTGGGTCGCCCTGGTCGTATTCCTTGTGCGACAGGCTGTGTGACGCGTCAACGTCGATACGCCGGTTGATCGCGGCGTTGACCTTCACCAGCGCGTCATACTGGACGTCCGGCCAGGACGAGCGGTGCGGCTTGCCGGGGGATCCGCCGCCGTCGTTCTGGCATTCGATCCCGATCATCCGCTGGTTGGCGTTGTGGCGGCCGAGGCCGGGCCAGTACCCGGTTCCGCCGTGCCAGCACACCCCGACGGCGACCAGCTCGACGACGCCGTCGCGGCGAAGGTGGATGTTGGCCAGCGGGCCGGCCAGGTCGCTACGGCCGTAGCGGATCGACTGCCACGTCGACCCGTTCGATCCGGTGTGGTGATTCAGCACACCCCACAGCGATCCCATGTCGCCGTGCCCGGATTCCAGCCAGCCGGGCGTCTCGATGACCGTCAGGCCCTCGGCGCGAAGGACATCGGCCAGCCACACCGGGTCGCCGGTCCACGGGCCGTGCTCGTACTCGATCGCGTCCGGGGGCGGCGGCACGGTGACCGGCCCGCCGGCCTTCACCTCGTTGTACAGGCGGATCGCGTCGCCCCACCACTGTGCGTACGCCTCGGGGACGCCGGAGCGCTGCACGCCCTGAACGACGTCGTTGGCCGACTTGGCGGCAGCGATGAAGTGGCCGGCGTCGATGCCGTCGTTCGCGTGGAATTCCTTGGGCAGCCGCGACATGAAGTTGCGGATCGCGGTGCGCGGGTTCATCTCGTCGGCGACGGTGCCCCACCACAGTTCGCCGTTCGGGCCGCGCTGCTGCTGGCAGATGCCGACGCTGCGGCCGTCGTCACTCTCGCTGTCGTGCGGGTAGTTGACGCTGGTCGGCTCGCGGGTCGGGTTCGCGGGCAACCATATCCGCCGCTCGAAGGGCGGATCGTTGTCCTTCACGCCGACTTCCTGCAACGTGCACATGCCGGCGAGCACCGCGGCGGGCTTCTCTTCAAGCCCAAGTTCGTTGGCAACCTCGATGAACAGTCGCATGTAGTCGGCCCGCGTTCTCAGCGGGTCGTCTTGGAGGAAGCGGGTAAAGCTCACGCGTTGAGCACAACACGCACCCGTGATCCTGAGCTAACCGATCGCGGCCGGCCCGACATCGACCACGGGCACCATACGGGTCCATCCCGCAAGGCGTTCCGCGCGCGGGTAGCTGCCGCCGCGGTCCAGCGTCATCGCCCCGTAGTCGCCGAGCGTGCTCCCGTCCGGCAGCTTCACCGCGACGGCGCCGAACGTCGGCGAGTCCTCGCGCAAATCCTGATACACCTCGGGCCGGTTCACGGCGTCACCAGCTCGTAGCCGGCGGCGGCCAGCGCGTCAGCGAAGCTCTCACACCCGGGCACCGACACGAGCGGTGTCATGCCGTTGGCAGGGTCGCCGTCGGCGTCGAGCACCACCGCGTCAGCGTCGGCCAGGAACACGTCGGCCTTGTCCGGCAGATGCATCTTCACGATGGGCACGCGGACACCCAACATCTCCTGCACCGTGCTCGCGTCGAGCCGCGGGATCGTCACCAGAAGGTGCTTCCCGTCCGAGCATTCGTAGTGATTGGTCACCGGGCAGAACTGCGAAAGCTGTTCGCCTACCAGGGTTGCTGTTTCCATCTGTCCCACCTACTTGTAGTAGAAGATCACCATGCCTGGCGCGCCCGGGCCACCGCCGCCGGCCGCGGCGCCGTTCGACGCACCGCCGCCACCGCCACCACCGCCGGGGTATCCGCCCGCGCCGCCCTTGCCGCCGGTGTTGAGGGCCACCGACGCCGCACCACCACCACCGCCACCGCCGCCGCCGCATTTCACCGCGGCCCCGGCCGACACCGAATCGCCCGGCTGGCCCGACGAACCGAAGGTGCCCGTGGCGCCGCGCGCCCCGCCGGCGGCCAGCAGCGACGGCGACCCGGGCGTGCCGTTGCCGGTGTTGTAATCGCTGCCCTTGCCGCCGGACCCGGGGATCGACGCCGACGGCGAGTAGCCCAGCGGTGTGGACATCCCGCCACCCGACCCGTGCGCGGCCGACTGCGCCACCACCGTGCCCGTATGCGGGGTGGCGTTGTGCACCCGCACGTACGACAGGTTGTTCGCGGCGCCGACCCGGGTGTCCAGCGCTGCGATGCCGGTCAGGTCGACCCGGTTCACGATGTAGGAGCCGTGCAGGCCGCCCGCGCCGCCGCTTCCGCCGCCCGACGATCCGCCGTTGCCGTCCTGGCCGCCGCTGAACATGCCGATGTTGAACTCGACGGGGAGGGGCGACGGGACAACCCAATTCACCTCGTCGGAGGTGACCACGTGCACGTTGTAGCCGTTGAGCACGGCGTCTTTGATCTTCTCGATCGTGTACGTGACCTCGGCCGCGGTGCCCGAACCGCCGCCGCCAAACCACCCGTTGAAGATGCCCGTCGCGATATCGACGACGTTCTCGAAGAGCCCGGGCAGGTTCAGGATCTTCGACGGGTCCAGAATCGGTACCTGGAAGGGATCGAGCAGACCGCCGATCAGCCGGCCGAACCGGTTGCCCAGCTCGCCGAGGAAGTCGACGGCGCCACCGATGACCGTGGCCACACCGTTGGCGGCGCCGGCCAGGATCTCTTGCGGCGACGGCAGGCCGAAGATCGACCCGAGCGCGCTGAACAGATCGTGCCACTGCCCGCCGATGGCATGGGCGTCGTCGCCGATCGCCGACAGCGGATCCTCGTACGACGACACACCCTGGCGCAGCGGATTGAAGATCGCGTTGCCGGTCCCGCGCGACTGCGGATGCTTGTCAACGGCTTTGGGCATCAGCTCACCGGGATCAGCTCGATAGACAGATGCGAGTCGTTGGTCACGTACTTGTAGCTGCCGGATCCGCCCTGGCGCACCAACATCACGTAGATGTCGATGCCCTGGTCCTTCGAGATGCGGCCGACCGCCGACTCGGGGTTGACTGCCCGGGTCGGGTCCGCGGCCGACGACCAGTGGTCCCGGATGTGGGCGACCGTCTCGGTGTCCAGCGTGGCCGGGTCGTAGATCGCCTTGCCGATGAGCTCGCCGGACTCGGGCGCGTCCGTCGATCCCTGCGGCAGCATCCGCACTTCGACGCACACCTGCGCGGAGTTGAACAGGCCGTACCGCTGCCAGCGCAGGTGCCCGCCGACCTTCGGATAGAACGCGTAGTCGAGCGGCCCGACCGACGGCGCCGCGATGACGGTGCGCGCCGCCGAGTACGTGCCGGCCGGCCCGAAGCTACCCTGCGGGATGGTGATGTACTGCAACGTCTGCTGCGTCGGATCACCTGGCACGAAGCGGCCTTCGCCGTTGTGCGCGGACGCATCCCAGATCAGGGTTTGCCCGTCCTGCATCTCGCCTTCGAAGTCCAGCGATTCGGCGATGCGGGAGTTGTCGCCCTTCGGCCCGACGATGCCCGGGATGAGCAGGTGGAACGTCGGGTTCTCGTCGGTGCCGCCTTCCTGCACGACGATCTCGCCGTACGGGGTGGCCCCGGACATCACCACCTGCTCGGCCGTCATCGAAATGTTCGGGGTCGGCCCGGGCGGGCCCGGGATTGCGCCGAGCAGCACCTGCCAGTTGTCGCCGTCCCAGATGTGCCAGAACCCGGCGATGTACCAGGCGCGGCCGGCGTCGCCTTCGCCGAGCCCGTCGGGCAGGTCGGCGGGGTTGGTGATGGTGGACTGGAATTCCGGCCGCCAGAACGGCGCCGGCAGGCCACGCGGACCTTGCGGTCCGATCAGCGCGTCGAGCGTCAGCGCGGCCTCGTCGGGCATCAGCGTCAGCGTGCCGGCGATCATCTGCGGATCCCCCGGGTTGCGGGGCATCGCGTAGAACTTGATGTTGACGAAACGCGTTCCGAGGTAGATCGGTTCGACGGGGATCGTCATAGCTGGCCCTTCTCTCTGAGTGCCTGCGCCTGCTCGCGCAGATAGGTCGCTTCCGGGGTCTCGTCGCCGGCCGGTGCCAGGTGGTCGGCCATCTGCTGGCCGCCGACCTGGAAGGCTTTGCGCGCCGCGGGTTCGAACATCCGCCGATAGGCGCGCTGCGCTTCGGGCGTCATCTGCGCCATCGCCACGTCGTGAGCTGCCTTGCGGCGCCGCGCTTCTTCCTCGGCGTCGGCCTGGCGGGCTTCCTCGGTGTCGAACCGCTTCACCACCCACTCGTGCGAGTCAGCCAGCCGGCCTTCCTCGTCGGGGAGCACCTTCGGCCGGATCAGCGCGATGTCTTCGTCTTGGGTGACGCCGGCGAGCGCCGCGTGCAAGACGAGCAGTTGCAGTGTGGCGTCGTCGATTCCGATGATCGTGCCGTCGGTCACCTTCACCGCGTCGCGGAAGAACCGCATGAGGCGGTCCTTGCGGGCCATGACCTCGTCCCACTCAGCTTTCGTGAAGGCGTCGACGTAGGGCGAATCGCGCACCCCCGGCATCGGTGGCCGGGTCCGACGCTTCAACCGTGCACCTTTGCCCATCAGTTCGTCCCTAGCGCCATGAGACGATCGGCCTCGGAGTCGCTGACCGGCACTGTGATGACCGCCCACTGACCACGCGCGGCCGAGCAGTCCGGATCGACGCATGCGTGCCGGTGGACCTCCAGCGTCGGGAGTTCTTCGGCGGCGATGCTGAGTGGAGCACAGCGGCCATCGACTGGCCGTGGTGTCACCACGATGTCGACGTTGATCAAAAGAGGTCCCCGCTTCCTGCTAGTAGGGCGGCGAAGTTCGCGACGTTGCCGATCGTGCGGAAGCCGCGGGCGATCGGGTTCTCTTCGCGGGAGTCATCGCCGAAGCTGACTTGGATGTCGCCGGCCAGCTCGCGTGTTCCTTCGCCACGGGCCGCGAGAATCTGGTCGGTGTACAGGATTCCGCGCAGCTCCGCGCCGACCCGGTCGCCCAGCTCGTAGTCCTGGCCCCACACGTACGGGCCGTTGCCGATGTCGAACTTCATCGACGAATAGGCCTTGACCTCTTCGTCGGCGATCGCGATACCGGATATCGCGTTCAGCACGTAGGCGGTGCCGGTGTTCTGCGCGAAGTGCTCGCGGAACGCATACGAGCCGGCTTGCGCTGAGCGCAAAGGGTTTACGAAGCGTTGGAAGGCCAGGAACACGTCGTCGAGCTGGCCCTGATACAGGTTGTCCAAGCCTTCGACGCCCGGCGCTTCGACACCCATAACCACCTGGGCCAGTTGCGATATCGCATAGCGGATCGCGAAAGTGATTGCCTGGTTGACCCATTGGGGGCTCTTGCCGCCGACGATGATGTCTGTTGCCTGAGACTTGTGTATTACTCGCCGTTTTCGCTTGATGTTGCCGTAGCCGACATCGCGGTACACGATGGGCGGCGGCTTCGGCGCGACCATCAGCAGCTTCCGGAAGAACGGATCCGTCTCACCGTCGCGGTCGGCGTCGAGCGGGATCACGGTCTCGGTGATCAGGTCGTCGAGCGTGGCGGCGATCAGGTTCAGGCCGCCGTCGAGGATGGTGCCGGTCGGGCCGCCAACACCCGACTTGTCTTCGAAGGACAGGATCACGCACGCCCGGGTCGGCTTCAGCGCCTCGGCCAGCGGGCCGAACATGGTGTACGGGGCCGGATCCCCGGGTAGCCACGTGTAAGCCCGGCAGATCACGCCGGCGTCCTTCATCACCGGGCCGAGGACCGTCTGCGCGTCCTTCCACCGCGACCCGATCGTGCACCAACGCGACTGATCGGTGATCGGGTTGATCGGCATCACCTGCACCGGCCAGTTCAGCGGCGAGATGTTCTGAAGCCACGTCTCGGGCGCGAAGATGTTCCGCGGGATCGGGAACCAACCGTTCAGCGTGTACAGCCGGAACAGGTTGATGAAAACGCTGCTCGCGCACGTGAAAGCCGTTGGGCCACCCCAGAGATACATCTTCGGAAGCTGCACTTCCATGGGGAAGATGGGGTTCGCGGCCAGGTAGATTCCGCGCATGTGGCGTCGATTCGAGACGCACTTGATCGTGGTTTTCGGTGCCTCACCGGCGGTTTCGTCATCTTCGAGGGTGACGACCTTGCCGCCCCACCGGTTCTTGTAGTCGGTCGGATTGTCCGGATCCGGGTCGATCGTGATGTGCAGGTCAGCTTCGATCGGCGTCTCAACCATGAGAATGTCGCGAAGCCAGTCCTGGTGACTGCCAGAGAATGTGATCTCTGCGGATCCGTCGTCGGTGGCCAGCTCTTCCCACATCCACCGGTCAACATCTTCGATGGTGCAGATGAACTGCATTTCCTTGTCCCACAGGCGGATAAGTGGCTTCTTCACCTTCCGCGACATGTAGGCGTGGCGGCGTTCGAGCAGTTGCATGTAGACCTGCTCGGTCAGCTCGCCGTCGAGCGTCTTCGGCTGAATACCGGCGTCCAACGTGACGGTCATGCGAGCGCCATTTCGAATCGCTGCGGCACCTGCACCCAGATCTTGCCGCCGGCCTTCGAGTGCTTGATCGGAAGCGTGGCCACGCTGCGCGGCGGGATCGGCGTCGTGAAGCCCTGCCCTTTGAACCGGCGCAGCAACGGGATTCCCGTGTCGCCGTACTCGCCGAGGATCCACGACAGCAACTCGCTGTTGCGGATGAACTTCTTCACCAGCGTGTCGACCGGATCTTTCGCGGTGATCGCGAGCCGGTGCGTGGGATCGGTGTCGATGATCGCGTGCTCGCCGGGCTGCAACTCCGGCACATCGATCATGCGGGTGTCGGTGCGCTTCCGGGTCAGCGATCCCAGGATCTCGTCGACGATCGGGATGCCGTACAGGCGGCCGAGCTGCGGCCAGTCCGACAGAATGTCCGACTCGAGAACCGGTGTCGTGAACGCGCTCGGCCCGTCAGGTAGCGAGATCTTCCCCGGCGCGCTGATCACGAAGATCGGCCAGGCCGGTTCGGTGCCGCGGTTGACCGCGCGCAAGATGCCAGAGTTCAGCTTCGACGACGTGCCTTGCGGCCGGATGAACGGGGCCGGCCGCACATCGGGGCGCCGCCAGCACGGGTCGCCGTCGACCGCCAGGACGATGTCGTGGATCGAGAACCGTTGCCGCGCCGGGTCGTCGGCCAGCATGCACTTCGCGCTGAGAAGCTGCATCGGCAGGTACAGCTCGCCGAATCGGCGCGTCGTCACTGTGAAGAACCCGGTCGTGTCCTTCTTGCAGCCGCGCCAGAACCGGGATCCGGTGTCGTACCAGCCCAGCGACGTGTCCGACATCAGGCCGAGCGGAAACGAGATCTCCTTGCGGCCGCGGATCGCGCGCTGGAAGCGCGGGGGCCCGTATGCCGGGTTGGTCCAGATCGTGTCGAAGGGGATGTGCACGAGACCTTCGATGTCGCCGGCGATGAACGCGCCTTCGACGCCGCCGTCGAGCCCGGCCAGCGGCCACACGGTGCCGTCGCTGCCGATCCACTTCAGCGTGACCGCTTCGTCGCGGATCTCGGCCGGCAGGCTGTGCCACGGATGATCGCCGGTGATGGGGAAGCCGGGGAGTTGGACTGTGGTCACCGCTCACACCCCCTTCGGTAGGTAGGTGTTGAGCCGGTCGACGTTGGCCACCTCGCGGCGCACGACGTTCCCGATCTCGCTGCTGGACGGGCCGGAATCGACTTGGATCGACACGTTGCGGCTCATGTCGAGCGGGCCGGGCGCCGGGCCTAAGCCGACGCCGGATGCCGGCGTGCCGGGCGGCGCCATACCGGGCTGGCCGAAGCCGGCGATCTGCCCGGGGGACGGGATCATGCCGAACGGCAGACCTGACGTCCCGCCGCCGCCCTCACCCGGGGATCCGGCCGCCGCGAACGGTGAACCCGACCACGGGGTGCCGTCGCCGTTGGCGTAGCCCGTCTGCCACGGGAACCCGTGACCCTGCGGGGTGTACTTGATCCCCATCAGCGCGTTGGCGAGCTGCACGATGCCGAGCTGGGAGATGTCGGGGAAGACGGATCCGTCGAGGCCGAACGTCTCTTTCAGGAACGATCCGAAGATGCCGCCGACCGGGTCGAGCTCGTTGCCCTTGCCGTTGACGCCCTTGCCGGCCTTGTTGGCTTTGAACTTGCCCTTCTGCGCGGCCGCGAGGTCGTCGCGGGCGTCCTGGGCGTCTTCCTTCGCGTTCGCGATGTCGTTTTCGAGTGCCAGGCGTTCGGATTCCTTGGCGTCGGCCTTCAGCTCGCGCTTGCGCTGTTCAAGCTCGGCGACCCTCTGGTCGGCGCGGGTGACGCGCTGCGTGGCCTCGCGGACCTGCTTCGGATCCTGCGTGTAGGTGCCGGACTCGCCGGTCTCCGGGTCGATGCCGGCCGTGCCGCCGAGGTTGTAGCCGCCGCCAGGCGTTCCGGTGAGGCCGGCGGGCATGACGTACTGCTGGCCGGCCGCCGGGGCGCCACCGCCCTTGCTGTGCACGTGCACGTGGTCCATGTGGTTCTGTGTCGGCGACCCGCGGTCGGCCATCGGCTTGGACGAACCGTCGGCGTTCCATTGCGTCTGCTGCCACAGCACGTAATCCGCGAGACCGGACGACAGCGCGAAGCGGGCGATCTGGTCGCCGAGCGCCCGGCCGTCCGGGGTGCCGGCGTTGGGCACCATGACGTCAACGGCGCTGCCCGACGAGTGCTCGTTGAAGCCGTCCGGCGGCCGCCACCCGCCGATATTCGAGATCTGCGGGAACGCCGACGAGATCGCGCGGGCCAGCCAGATCGTGTCGGTCTGCAACCCGTGCTCGGAACCGACCGAGGGCGGCAGGAAACCCCCGGCATCCATCGCCCAGACACCGAGGCGGCGGCCGGTCTCTTCCCAGATGTCGACCGACCGCTGGCCGCCCTTCAGGGGGATGTACGCCTCACCGCCGGTCGACGGCTCGCGGTAGCGGACAAGGCCGTTCGGATACTCGGGTGAGCCGATGTGCGCGGTGCTGCCGATCGAGTCGATGCCGCCCTGTGCGCGCGGCGCGATCGGGATGCCGGGCGCCAGGATCGGGCCCGTCGGCGACGACTGCCCGGGAACGCGGACCTCCGGCTTGATCACCGCGTTTGACCACGTGTCGAGGAACTGCTTCATCTCGGCGTTGGCCTGGCCGAGTTCCGGGTGCACGGTCGGGCTGATCGACTCGCCGGACTGCTCGTAACGCCACGCTTCGAGCTGGTCGGTCGCTTCCTTCGTCATCGGAAGGATCCGCAGGTGCGTCGGGTCGTCGGCGATCGCGCCGAGCTGTAGGTGCATCGCGTCGAGCCGGGCCCGCACTTCCGGCGTGTTGTCCTTGACGTCGAGCAGGACGTTTTCGCCGTCGGCCTTGAGGTTCTTCACGGCGTCGCCGAGTCCGTCGGTGAACTTCTTCGCCTCGGCGGTCCGCTTGCCGTACAGCTCCAAACCCAGCCGGGCGCGGCCCATCGCATTGACCGCTTCGTCGGACGACTGAGCCACGAACTTCAGCGACTGCGACATGTCGTCGAGCCCGACGGCGCCGGCGAGCGTGCCGAGGACGCCGGCCGCGTCGCCGACCGCGCCGGCGACGATCTGGCCCATCCGCAGCGCGGCGTCGCCCATCGTCACGAAGAACTGGACGACTTCGCCCTTGTGCTTGGTCAGCCAGTCGACGAATGCGTTCAGGCCGCCGGTGAGCGCCGGGCCCAGCGCTTCGAACGCGTCGAGCTTGATGGATTCCGTGGTGTTCTTGAATGATTCGACAGCGCCGGGCAGACCCTGCATCTGCGCGTTGGCCATCTCACCGGCCGCGCCGACCCGTTGCAGCTTGCCGATCATGTCGTCGAACGCCTGGGCGTTGCCGAGCATCGCCGACCGCATCGCGTCGGATCCGAACAGGATGTTCGTCTGCGCCTGAAAGATCTCGGGATCGTTGATCCGCTTCTTCGCCTCATCGAGCTGGCGGAACAGTTCACGGAAGCCGACAAATTGGTTCTGCCCTTGGTCGTTCAGCTTGTAGAGCTCAAGACCGAGCGTGTGAATCGCTTCCTGCGCCGGGGCGCCCTGGTCGGTGATCGACTGCATCGTCGTCTTGAGCAGCGTTCCGGCGTCGCTGCCCTTGATGCCGGCGTTCGCGAACATCGCCAGCGCGGCAACGGTGTCATCGAGGTTTTCGCCGAATCCCTGTGCCACACCGCCGACCTGCTGCAATGCCTGCGCCAGATCGGGAATGTCGGCCGACGATGCGATCGCCGCGTTCGCGAGCACATCGGCGGTGTGCGCTGCCGAATCGGCCGACAGCCCGAACGCGTTCATCGCGTTCGCCTGGATCTCGGCGGCCTGCGCCGATTCGATCTGGCCAGCCGTCGCGAGCTCCAAGGTTCCGCGTGCCGCGCCGATCGCCTGGTCGACGGTGAACCCTGCTTTCGCGAGCTCGGTCATCGCCTCGGCCGCGCCCGACGCGGACGCGCCGGCCAGCGTCGTGTCCGCGCCGAGAGCCCGTGCGGCGTGCTGCATCTTGGCCATCTCTTCCGGGGCGGCGCGCGTCACGCCCTGGAAGTTGTTCATCGTCTTCGAGAAGTCGAGACCTTCGTCGATGATCGATTCGAAGCCCTTGAGCACCAGCCCGGCGGCCTTCTCGCCAGCTTCGAGCAGCGCGCCGGCGCCGATCGCGGCCACCGCGCCGACGACGAACGCGCCGCCCGCACCCTTGCCGAACATCTCGAATCGGCCAGTGACGCCGTCCATCTGCGAGCCGAGACCGGACAGGAAGTCGGTGTCACGGCCGAACGGTGACCGGATGTTCTTCGCGTCCTGCGCGTCGTTGAGGGCCTTCTGCGCCCTGGTGAGCGCGCGGGTCTCCGACTCGATATCCGAGATCGCCGACTTCTGCGCCCGCAGCGCTGAATTGCGTTGCGCCTCGGCCCGGGCCAGCGCCGAGCCGCCCTTCTCCCGCGTCTCGTTGATCCGCTCTTCGGCGACCCGTAGCTTGTCGACCGCCGCCGCTTCCTTCTCGCGCAGCTTCGCGATCTTGCCCGTCGACTTCTCGACAGCGGCCTCGGCCGCCTTCACACCGTCAGCGACGCCGTCCGCGATCGCACGTGACGCCGACTTGCTCACGCCTGCGAAGGCGCGACCGAGCGTCCTGTCGATGTTCGGACCGATGCCCTCGATCGAGGGCATGATCGGCAGGACATACCGGCCGACTTCTGCACCGCTGGCCATGACGCGCTACTTCTTCGCGTCGTCGATCTTGTCGGCGTCGACACGCTGGAAACCCAACGCCTCGGCCAGGATCGGAAAGAACTCCCAGAAGTCGCCGACCAGCGGGGCGACTTCGTTGAAGCTGTCCCACTGCGTCGGGCCGAGCATCAGCTCGACGGCATCGGGAAACCGTTCCATGGTGCCGCGCTGGAAGATCTGCATCGCGCGCGTCGGCCACTGGGCCCGGGCCCGCGGGATCGCGAACTTCCGGCCGCGGAACGTGATGATGTGCTTCGTGGTGGTGCGCTTGATCAGATGCGCGTAGGGCGAAGGTTCCTGCTCGTCGTCACCGCCAGCCGCGGTGTCCGTGGGCTCGGCGGCGTCCGTCTCTTCGACGTCCTCGCTCGGGGCAGATCCGTTGCGGGGCTGCCGTGTCGTGGTGGTCCCTGTAGCCATCAGCCGGCCTTCCGTGGGGTGTGGGTGAGGTCGCGACGGCGGGTAGCCATCGCCTTGTCCAGCGCGGACATCGCCGCCGCTGGGGGTTCATCGAGGCGGCCCGCGGCGACTGGTGACGCGGCGACAGCCGTTGCAATGGCGCGCTTCTTGGCCTCGGCCGCCTCGCGGCGGGCCAGGCTCGCGGCCGGCGACCAGTAGTCCTCTTTCGCGGCGAGCTTCGCCATCGTCTGTTCGTTCTCGCGCTTCTTGGCCAGCGCCGCGTCGAGCTCTTCCTTCGTCATCGGCCGGCCGACGTACACCTGGCGCGCAAGCTGCTCCCACACCTGCGCGGTGAGGATGTGCTGCTTCGTCCACAGCTCGTGACCGCCGTTGCACGCCCGCGCCAGCGATGAATCCGACGGCAGGCGCCGGATGTACACCCAGATCTGGCGCAGCGTCAGATCGCCGCGCCAGCGGTCGAGATAGTCGACGTTGCGGTACGTCTTGAGGTCGGATGCGACGTCATCCTCGTAGTCGTCGAGGAACGACAGCAGCAGCGGGACAGCGCCGAACGTGCCGAATCGGTTGTCGGGATCGACTTTCGACTCGGGGAGTCGTTCGACGCCGACCGCGGCGGCCATGGCGTCGGCCAGGTCCATGACGTCGCCGTAGAGCGGGATGGGGGCGGTTTGGCCGGCGAGCAGGGTGACGGCAGCGTCGACGTAGTGGCCGTTGCGGATGGCCTCTAGCGGCCACTCTTCGAGGGGCCGCGGTATTTCGAGTTCGTGGTTACGCCAACGGAACCGGGCTACCGGCTCGCCGAGCGCTTCCAGTCGCGCTGCGTCGCTGCTCACCTATCGACATAGCTCCAAGCTTTCGCTTCCGCCGTGTCCTCGCTCCGGTCGCCAGCGTGCGCGACCGTGCCGGGTAGGTCTCCGAGCAGGACGATAGGGATTGCGGCTTTACTCTGCCGACGAACTCACCGTGTAAACGGTTGTTGACACGGTGAGCGTGTAAACGTATTATGTACAACATGGAGATCAAAGACAGCGCCCGCAAGCACGGCATCGCGGACGCCGACATGCTCCATGCGTTCGACAACGCACTCCGCTACGTCGAACTGGAATACCGCGGTGAGCTGCAATTCCTCGTGATCGGGCCCAGCCGCACCGGTGCGCTGTTGGAACTGATCGTCCCCTGCGACGAACCGCAGCGCATCATCCACGCGGACAACCTCCGCGCGAAGTTCTACCCCTACCTGCGGTAGGGCGTGACGGCGGCAAAGTGCCGCTGACACACAACAGGAAGCGGGACCGCACCCGCCGACACGGCAGATGAGAGCCGAGGTAACACAACATGGCAAAAGTGAAGGAACAGAAGGATCTCGAAGACTTCCTCGACAACGTCGAGGTGAAGCCGGCCGATGCGCGCGACGCGACGCACATACGCCGGATCATTGCCGCGAAGAAGGCGGCAACCGACGCGGACGCCGAGCTGGTCGCCGCGGTCCGCGCCGCCCGCGCGGCCGGCGACACCTGGGACGCGATCGGGATGGCGTTGGGCACCACCCGGCAAGGCGCGTACCAACGATTCGGCAAGGCGATGTCGTGACATCCGCCGATCACACTGACGTCGCAACCCCACGCGACATCATCCGCGCGGCGGTCGGATCGAACATCGTTGACGGCAGTTGGGAGACGTCAGAATCCGACCTCGAAGATGCTGCGGACGGTGTGCTGACCGAGCTAGATCGGGCTGGCTACGCCGTGGTCAATCGCGTGTGGGTCGCACAGCTTGAGCTCGTGGATGGCGCTGGTGGGTGGGTGAGTGTGCACACCACGCCGGACGGCGCGGCCGGTGCGCTCGTCGCGTGGGCACAAGGCGTCGGTATCGACATCGACAATTACGATCCTGCCGCCGGCTCGCGGATTCTCGACGACCACCCCGATGTCGAAAGCTACGGTGTCTCGCACGTGGAGGTTCAGCGATAGGAGCAACAGAACGGGCCCGGATCCGCAATGGATCCGGGCCCGTCTGTGTTCGGTCTACGCCGGGGGTGCGGGTGCGGGGGGCGTCTCCGGCTGACCGACGTTCTCGGCCGCCTTGCCCCGCTTCGAAGCGGGAGTGTCGGCGGGCTTCTCGTCCTTCTTCTGCTCGCTGTCAGGGGCCGGCAGCTCGCCGGTGTGCGTCTGGCCGTCGCCGTCGACAACCTCGGCCGCGGCGCCCTTGGCATCAGCATCGACCGGCTCGCCGACAACGGCATTCGGATCGTCTGCGTCGGCGACCTGCACTACCGCGACGTTGCCGCGGCGGGCCGCCGTCCGGGTTGCCCCGTCCCGGCTGTCGACGATCTCACCGACGCCCTTCTCCACCAGCGACGCGGCCGAGCCATCATCAACGCGGATGACCTCGCCTTCCTGCCTGTTGCCGACCTGCTGATTCAGCTTGACGTACTTCATCGTTCAGACCTCCCGATCCGGTTAGGCGGCTTCGCCGTGCTGCCACGCGAACAGTTCCCGCGCGCTGTTCGGGAAGATGCGCGCCGACAACTCGCGCGGCGTGCTGTCGCCCTCGACGTCCTTCTCGCCCGGAATCCACAGGCGCGACGGCCGCTTCGTGATCCGGCGGTCGATATAGCCGTCGGCCGTGCGCTTCTCGAAGCCGAAGAACAGGTGCGCCGGATCCGGAACGACCAACGTGGTATCGGACGAGCCGGGCCACAGGATCGACTGCACGACGGGATTGTCCTCCCGGGCGTTCACCGTCACCGTCGCCTTGAAGTCCTTCGACGCGACCAAGATCGTGCCGTAACCCCAACCGGTGATGTCGGTTTCGTTCCATTCGCGCTGCGTGTCGATACCGTCGGCGCCGACCAGGATGCCGAGGTAACCCCACTTGACACTCGCCTGATTGACGGCGTCCCACGCCACCGTCGTGTTGAAGGACTCCGTCACGTCGGCGGGGATGTCCTCGGCCGCGAGAACGGGCTGCTTGTAGACGAATACGTCGGCCTCGGTGTAAAGCCGGACATTGCTCGGGTTGCCCGCCATGTTCCTGTCTCCCTGTCTTTCAGGCGATGATCTCGGTCCGAATCACCACGTTCACAGTCCCGGACGCGAGGTCCGCCCCGGTCGCTCGGTGCTGCGTTCTCGTGATCGCTGTCCCGAATGGCTGGATTGCTGCTAGTCCTTCGGGAAGGTTAGCGAGAATGTGACCTAAGCACCGACGAGCTATTCGGCTGCTCGTCGGCACGTCATCGGAGCCGACCGTGATGCGGATTATGTGCTCCGACTTCACCGGCCAGTCGATGTCGCCAGGATCGTCTGCGATGAGCACCAGCGGCCGCTTCTCGTCCAGCGTCCAATCTTTCGGCCACTTGTGTGTGGCGATGCGGGGAACGGGCGCCTCGTCGGCCAGCAGCGCCACCAGCGCCGCCTTCACCGGCCCTACCGGATCCCCTTGCACGCGTGTGCTCATTCCGCCCTACTCCGCTCCGGCAGACCGCGGTAGCCCTTCGTGGTGGCCTTCGCGCGCTCATGCGCATCGTCGTCGCCCTCGGCGAATGCCCTGCGCCACTGCCGACGTGACCGGAACGCCGCGGCGGCCTCGTTGACCGCACGCGTGCCGACGCCGTCGATCGCCTGCTCTTCGGCGTCCACTTCGAGCGACACGACATGGCGGTCGGTGGTGTACTCGCGCAGCTCGGCGTCACCGCCGGCCCGGTTCTTCGCGTCGTCGCCGATCGAGCGCAGCGCCGCGACGACGCCGGGGTCGTTCTTCAAGATGTCGCCGATCACCTTCCGGTTCGGCTGGAATCCCTTCCGCCGCGCCATCAGCCACCACCGCCCCGGAACCGGGCCAGCACCACGTCCTCGTTGCGTTCGGGGTGCTGGCTGAAGTTGCGCTGCACCCGGGCCACGCACTCGCGGCCGCGCACCAGAATCCAGTCGCCGTCGCGGATACCGGTGCCCAGCGGCAACACGACGGTGAAGTCGGCCTCGTCGACCGTGCCCGTCGCGCCATACCGTTCGGCCGTGTTGCCTGGGTCGATCGCGGTGGCCACGACGGTCACGGGTGCGCCGTCGGGCAGGCGGCGGCCGTCGTCGTCCTGGCCGCCGCGCGGGGTGATCGTGACCGTCTCGCCGACGCCGGCGACGTGCTCTTCGCGTGAGCACGTGACACGCACGTGGTGCTCGATGCCGTCGATCAGGGTGCGTTTCACCCGGGCGTCCGCAGTCAGTTCATAGACCTTGCCGTCGTGCTCGATCGCGTCCTTTTCGGCCAATGCCCGTGCGTCGTCGTCGACTCGCAGCGCAGCCTTCGCGTTGTACACCGCCACCGGCACGGCCGGCCGGCGTCCGGTGGCCGACGTGTGCGAGATCTCGGTGATCGTGAACTTCGCGCCCGTCTTCGTCACCCGCCGGTCGGCGAACACCGGCCGTCCATCAGCGTCGAAGGTCTGTTGTCCGTTCCCGTCGAGCACCGGGTCACGGAAGATCAGATCGACGGTGTCCCGGCCGAGCAGGAACGCGGTCATCAGTAGTCGTTCTCCGGGAAGCACCCGCGCGGGCTGGCGGTGACGTCGATGCCCAGCCGCTTCCACTGCGCATCGGTGATGTCGAGCTGCGCCAACGCGTTCGCGAGTACGCGCTGCTCGGTGGCGTCGTCGGTCGTGATGGTCACCGACGAGTAGCCGGCGAACTCGCCCGGACGCAGCACCGCGGCGACCACTTCCCAGATGACCAGGTCGACTTCGTCGTCGTCCTCGTCAAGCTGCACACCGGCTTCGGCGAACTTGCGCCGGATCCGCTGGGACACCGCCATCAGCAGCTTGTCGGCCAGCGCATCTTCGTAGCCGACCAGCGGCCGGAACAGGGTGATGAACTCGGCTTTCGACAGGATCGGTTGCACGACTCCTGCCATAGGATCACTCGCCCTTCGGCTTGACCGCGGCCCTCAACTCGTCCTTCGTCATGTCGTCGACCTTGTCGGCGAGATCCGGACGAACCGTGCGCACGTAATCGCGCCAAACATCCACGCTCTGTGCGGTCTTCGGTCGCTCGACGGCGCCCGGCTCGGTGACCGCTTCCGTCTTGACGATCTCGGGCTGCGCACCGCCGACGGCGGATTGCTCGATCGGCGCCAGGATCGGCCATGGCTCGGGCTCGTGCTCGGGCAGGTCCACGCTGCCGGTCACGTCGTGCGGCGGAACCGGGGCGGGGCCGCCCGACTGCTCCGGTGCGGGCGTGTGCTCGATGACAGCGTCATCCGGGAGGTCCGCAGAGCCGAACACGCCCTGGGCCTCGCCGCGCTCGATCTCCGACGCAGGCACGTCGACTTCCTGGCCGAAGAACGCGCGGCGGCGCTGTCCCTTCGCGTCGCGGTACTCCCACAGTGCGGCTCGGACAACTCGCTTCGCCATTCCCGATCCCCTTCCGAAAGTAGTTGCCCTGCTTGCGGCTTCTTGGGTGCAGGGCGACCCTCAATGAGCGCACCAATAGCGCTGGCCTAGTCCAATACCTATCCGGCCAGGCCGGTGACCTTCTTCACGGCGTACGGGTCGGTGACGCCCATGATGGGCAGAACCGAGGACTGCACCCAGTTCTGCTTCGTGGCCGGCGTGCGCCAGGTCTCGGTGGTGAGCATCTGCTCGTAGCCGAGGAAGCCGACCCCGGCGCGCACGGCGGCGTACGCGGTGCCCGCGGTGACCCGATTGGACCGGAACATCGAGATCTCGGCGTCGGCCAGGATCGCGTCGATATCGGGCCCGTAGGCGATGCGCAGGTCGGCGTACTGCTGCGGGTTGACCACCCACACGTTGTAGACGTAGCCGAGCTCTTCGACGTCCGCGGCGAGCTGTGCGCGGATGATGTCGGCGAAGGGCCGCTCCGCGTTCGGGGTGGGCGTGTTGCCGGTGAGGGTGACATTCGACCAGTCGGATCCCGGGATGGTGCCGGCGCCGCCAAGATTGGTGATCACGTCGTCGAGCACCGCGACCGTGCGCTGATTGACCTTGCGCACGATGGTGTTGGCGAGCTGCGTGACGAGCCGGTCCATCTCGGCGGAATCGTTGCGGCGCACCGCGGCGTCTTCCATCCAGAACTTGCCGCCCCAGTCTTCGGACTGTGCGACCTTCGGCTGCTGCCGCTCGCCCTGGACGATCGGGTACTCGTCGCTCGGCCCACGCTGCTCGACGTCGTTCTTCGTGTACAGCTCGTTGATCGTGATGACGTCGTAGATGATCGCGCCGGTCGACGTGGTGGTGCCGGCCTCGCCGAAGATCTCAGCAGCGATGAACTTCTGCTTCGTCAGGTCGGACAGCCGCTTGTTGATACGGCCGGGCTGCTTCAGCGCCATGTCGACGGTGATGCCGTTGTTCGCGACGACCGGGGCGCCCAGCGGGTAGGCGACGGGGGAGATAGCCATGGTTCAGAGTGCCTTTCCTGGTCAGTACAGCGAAATTTCGGCGTCGGCGCCGTCGGCCGCCGCGGTGAGTGCGTAACCGACGGCCTTGCCGGTACCGATCGTCTTCGCCTTGCCGGCCGCGCCGACTTCCACCTCGGCGAACGCTGCGATGGCGCCGTCGGCGGTCACCGGTACCACGCGGTCCTTGCCGCGGGCCACGCCGACGACGGCACCAGACGTGGCGTCGTACTTTGCCACGCCGCACGTCCGGCCACCCGCGTCGGCCGGCGCCACGGCGATGTTGCCGCCGCTGCGATTGCCGGAGATCTTGAGGAAGCGCTTCCCGGTCACCGCTGCGGTGGCGCGACCGGTGATGTCGGTGCCCGGCTTGTAGATGTCGACCAGTTCGTTCGCCATGTCGAAAGTCCCTCTCGTGTCTGAGCGCTGGTGTTGTTACTCGCCGGCGCTGCCGGTCGTCGACGGCTCGGTTGCGGCGGTGTCGAACCACGACAGGTCATCAGGGGCGACCATCGACGCACCGGGATCCGGGTTGAATGAGTGACCCGCTTCCTGCACCGGGAAGACCGCCTCAGCCTGCTTCAGCGCTTCGGCGAAGCCGAGCTTGCCGCCCGAATCGCGGTCCAGCTTCAGGTTCTTCGTCCACTTGTCGCGGTCGGCCGGGCGGATCTTGCCCGCGCGAATCGCCTCATTGACAGTCTTCAGGTCGTTCTCCGCGGCGATCGTCTCGAAGGCGGCGGAACCCTGCTGGCCCTGCTGCTTGAGCGCGTCCAGCGCCGAGGTCTCGATGACAGCGAAGCCGAGGTTCTTCAGCGTCGCCGCGGCCGCGGCCAGGTCGCTGTCACCGGCCGGGGCACCCGCAGCGGGGTCGCCGCCAGCGGGATCACCTTCGGGGGCGTCATCGCTGGCGACTGCGGCTTCGAGTGCGGCCGCGAATGCGTCGTCGTCGAGACCGGCATCGACGCCGTACTTCTCGGCGAGCTGTTCCTTCAGGCCCATCGTGGCCGCCTTTCGTTGATCGTCCTTGGTCGTCTGCTTCGTCTGATTCCGGATCTGCGGCGGCGGTGCTGCCTGGCGCCCGGCGTAGTTGAAGACGGACAAGTCGAATCGATTCTTGAGCGATTCCGTTTCGTCTGCTGCTGAACTCTCGTCGGCCGGCTCAATGACGGTGTCGGCCAGGCCCGCGGCGATCATCTCGTCGGCGGTGAACCACGTCTCGTTTTTCATCAGCTTGAGCCAGTCCTTCAGCTCACCGCCGGCCCGATCCTTGTACACCCCGGCGATCGTCTCGTTGTGACGTACCAGCAGGTCAAGCATCTCTTGCATGTCGGCCGCGGTGCCCGAAACATAGCCGCGCGCTTCGTGAATCATCATCTCGGCGTACTTCGACGTCTGGATCTCGTCGCCCGCCATAGCGATAAAGCTCGCCGCGCTGGCCGCGACGCCGTCGATGCGGGTGATGATGTTGGCCGGGTGCCGCTTCAGCGCGTTCATGATCGCGATGCCGTCGAAGACGAGGCCGCCCGGGCTGTTGATGCCGACGACGATCTCGTCGACGTCGAGCTCGTTGAGCGTGTTCGCGAAGTCGCCCGCCGACACGCCCCACGGGTCGATGATGTCGTAAATCAGGATCTCGGCCGACGTCTTCGCCTTGCCCGCGGCGTTGGTCGTCTTCATCGCCGAGTTCTTCACGCTGAACCACTGAATCGGCGAAGCGCCCTCGTCGATACCCAGCGCCGCCCGGGCCGCCTTACGCGCGTCCTCGTCGAGCATCTTCGGCAGCGCGGCATTGAAAATGCCGGGCATCAGCATCTCGATATCCGCCATCATCCGGTGGATTGCGGAACGGGTTCGCATCAGCGGATTCATCAGAACAACACTCCCTGCTTCGCGGTCAGCGCCATCTTCCCCAGATCCGGTTTGCTCTGCTTGCGAGCGCTATTCGACGCCGGCGGATCCGCGGGCGCATCGGCCGGGGCCGGCGCCGGCTTGTAGTTCGGATCGAGCGCCGGCGCGCCGAGCTGCTGCCGGATGAACGCCTTCAGCGCCGCGTCCGGATCGAGTAGGCCGGCCTGCACGAGCAGCGCCAGCGCGGAAGCGGTTGCGTCCTGGCGGGATCCGATCTCGTCGCACACCAGCAGCGGGCAACCGACATCGATCGAGTAGTTCGAATCCAGCAGGTCTTCGATCACGTGCTGGTTGAAGACGTCGGCGAAGTCTTCGGCGATGGCCTGCACCGACTGCACGAACACGTCGGCCTGCACGCTGGCCAGCGCATAACTCCCACCGCGGTCGAGGTTCAGGAAGTGGGCCAGCCCGGCGAGCGCGATCTGCTTGTCGTGGTACTCGATCGCCTGCTGCATATCCGGCAAGTTGCCCTGCACGCCGAGGATTTCGAGCTTCGCGCCAGCGGGGAACGCCGCGCCGGCCGACATGCCGCCGCGGAACCGCGACGCGATGCGCTCGTACTCGTCGATCTTCTTCTGATTGCCCTTGTCCTGGTCATTCGTGTAGGCGACCGGGACACCGATGCCGTTGCGGCGAGCCGCGGCGGCCTGAATCCGCATCAGCTCGTCCTTCAGCAGCCAGTGCTTATAGCTCGGCCGCAGCAGCGACGTTCCGATCCACACCCCGGGTTCGGGCTCGTTGCGGTACACCACCAGCCGCGATACGTCGATCACCTTCAGTTCGGTCGCCGACAGTCGGCCGTCGATGATGTCGTCCTGAACGATCGACATCAGGCCGCCGTCGCGCGCCACGTTGAACGCCCGAATCGTGAACTGCGGCCGGGCAGCGAGCTTGCGCAGACGGAACTTCCCCGCGAACGGGCCCCCGGTGTCGTCGTAGCGGTAGACCTGCTCGAACACGCTGTGCCCGTACCGCAGGCAGGACAACGATTCCCGAAGGTGCGTCTTGAAGCTGAACCGGTCGCGCTGCCGGGGGATCGGCTTGTCGCCGCCGTTGTCGCCGACGATCGGCAGGCCGGTGTCGGCGGCGATGTGCGCGACGACCCAGTCTTCGGCGCCGTTTGGGTTGATGCGCCAGGCGGTGCGCCGGATCGGCAGGCTGATCGCCGACAGCAGGGACCAGCAGCGGGCGTCCTCGCGGGGCATCCGCGAGTAGGTGACCAGCGATGTCGGCCAGCGCAGTTCGGGGACCTGCTCGGTGAGCTCCCACCACCACATGTCGGGCACCGAGCCGGGCAGCCACGTCACCGGGTCTGTGGGGCTGGGGTTGATGTAGCCGACTTCTGTTGTCAGCGCCGGGGGTCGAGCCATACCCGTCAGTTTGGCGGGTTCAGCGAGTTAGCACCGGTGAGCTCCGCGCGCCTGCGACAATCGAGTGCGTGACTCCGCAACAGATGATCGACGCCGCCAATGAAGTCGCTCGACGGTGGCCGGGCGCAATCATCCGAGGCGTGCCCGGCAACGCGACTGTCGTGCTCGACGTGGTTGTTGGTGATCTCACCGTGGCACACATCGGGTGTGGCGACGGCGCCCTTCAGGTACGTTCGGCACCCCTTCGCGTCCGACGAACGGGCGACGGCAGTTCCCTCTGCATACCGCTTTGATCAGAACGCGGCTTCGAGGACATCGAACGCGTCGAGATCCTGCACGTCCGCCGACGCCGCCGGCGACGCCGATTCGCCCTGCTCTTCGGCGAACATCAGCACACCCCAATGCGCCAGCACCACCGCGGTCCACTGCGGCACACCGGCCTCGGCATCGTTGAAAACGAAGTCCTTCATCGGCAGCTCGCGCTTCTGCACCACTTCCAGCGCAGCTTCCAAGATCGGCTGGCCGGCGTGCGTGATCTCCGCGGGCTCGGACAGCGCCGCGTCGATGAAACCACCGCACGCCTTCGCCATCTGCGGCGTGTTCGCTTCGAACACGTCGTAGCCGAGATCCTTCATCCGGGCGACCAGCACATTCGCCGGGCCGCGGCCGTCGACTATCACCGCGGCCGGATCCCACAATTCGATCAGGATCGCCAAGAACACCGCCACCTGCGGCAGCGACGCCCGCCGCAGATACCCCACCTCGAGATGCACCTTCCCCGACGCTGTCCGGCAGCCGCCGGCGATCGCCCACGTGTGCCGGTCGATGGTGCGGTGCACGGCGATGACACGGTCGCCCACGTAAACCGGTGCGGTCTCGGTCATGTCGCGCCACTTCCCGATCGGGATTACCTTCTCGCGTTCCGAATCGTCCGGCGGATACAACCCCCAACCGAGGTAATCCGCGTCGAACAACTCGATCTCGTCCGGCGTGTTCGCCGCCCGCCGCTCGCGATCCATGTCGCGCTGGCGATGGATCACCCCGTGCGACGGATTTCCCAGCCGAGCAGCGTCCGGATGGTCACGCGCCTCGGCCAATGCTCGCCGGTCTCGCTCTGGATCGCCGGTCAACTGCGGCCTCGGCGCCATCCACTCGGCGAAGAACAACTCCGGCGATTCCTTCAAACCCATCCGCCGGTACGACGCGAGCACACCACAGTTCGCGTACTTCGGAGCCGTGTACACCGGCGGCGTCGACAGATAAATCGTCTGCGGGTTCGGCGCGGCGAGCTGCGCGCCCGTCAGTCCCGTCTTCTGCGCCGGCGTCAGCTTGTACGCCTCGTCGAAGATGACCAAGTCGAGCTTGGTCATGCCGACGCCCATATCGTTCCCGCGTAGGCCGATACGGATCTCCGCGCCGTTCGTCAGCTCGATGACGCCGCGGTCCTTGTCCTTCGAATAGCCGTACGGCAGGCCCTTACGCGGTTGGAGCCGTGACTTCAGATCCTCATCGCCGAGGATGATTGCGATCAGCCGGTCATAGACGTCTTCAGCGGTCGCCCAGCGCTGCGCCGAGTAGATGATCGACTCGCCCAGCACGAACATGCCGAGCAGGATCCGGATCAGCGCGATCTCGGTTTTGCCGTTCTGCCGCGGGACAATCAGGCAGACGTCGGGGTGCGTCCAGAGCCGATAGCCGTCCTCGTCGGGCTCTAGCCGCGAGCAGATCTTGCGCAGCGACCACCACTGCCACGGCATGCACCGGATGCCGTACTCGAATGCGATCTTCGCGGCCAGGTCGCCGTCGGACTCGTCACCGTCGAAGCCGTGCCAGTTCTCGGGTTCCTGACGGCCGGTGAGCCGCGGCCAATCACCGACGAACTTCGGCCACGGCTTCGGCAGGAAGTCATCACCGAGATCCGCCGTGCCGCGGGCCGGTGCCCCGACGTCGAGATCAGCCACGGCAGCGCACTATCCGGCCATGGTCATCACGCTCTAGGTTGTTGAGCATCCATTGCAGACGGGCGCCAGCGGCCGGGTCGGTTAATTCGACAGTCCAGAGCGATTCATCAGTCAGGCAGTCCGTCTTCGTGACTATCTCACCGGCGCGGAACCGCTCAAGTATGTTGATCGGCCCGCAGTACAGCCCATCCGGGATGACGAACATCAGTCCGGCCACACCGCGAGATACACCGTGGGCACTTCCCCGTCGGACCACACAGCCGGAAACAGTTCGTACACCCAGGATCCCGCCGCGGACGTCAACGTCATCAGCCCATCCGGGCTTACCGTGCCGAGTATCCCGTTGTGTTCCCAGCCGCCGGGGCGGCAGCACGCTCCGACGACATCGGGCGTCGTCAGGAAGACGGGATCCATGCCGATCGTCTCGCGGTGGGGATGAGCGTCGGTGCCAGACCATACTTCGCGTGGCGGGCCGCCGACCGGTCCCCACGGTGACATCAGCTCGTCGCCGCACGGTGGCCAGTCCAGCGTCACCACCCGCCGCTCACACCTGGCCGACTTCACGCACGCTTCCTTCCGCCGTAGTGGTTCGCGACGATCTCGGCCAACCGATCCACCTGTGGGCCGCCCTGCTCCCCGGCGTCGTCGCCGCCGAGCTTCTGAATGTCCATGATGAGCTTTCTCAGTACTTCCGACTGCTGACGTTCCTCGCGGACCAGATCGGTCACCACCACCGTGGCCACCTGGCCGGCCACCTTCACCGCCAGCCACGCACCAGCATCGCCAGAATTCAGGCGCGCCAGCACTTCCAGCCGATCCGCCAACCGCGCCGCCTGCGCGATGAGCGTGGTCCGCGCGAAACTGTCGTCTTTCCGCGCGAACTCGCGCGTCAACTTCGCGCCGGCCGTCGGTTGCCGACCCTTACGGACGAGTTTCGCCGGCTTCGGGGACGCCGAAGCTGCCTTACGTGGGGCTTTTGGGGCTGATTTCGCGGGTTCGGGCTTGATCCGGAGGTCCCAGGTACCCCGCTCTTCAGCGGGTTTCGCCGTCGGCTTACGTGGCGCCATGGCCAGCCGATCGCGAAAGTTGCGAGGTACAAAAAATAAAATCCCGACTCACCCCGATGGGAGTCTTGGGGGGTGGGGGGCCTGAGAATCCTCGACGGGGGTGCATCACCGCAGGTCAGAGCCCCGAAGGCCATCAACCGAGGCGGCCAGCGCGAGCAGTTCATCGTCCTGACCTGCGGTTATGTTGAGCACCTTGCCGTTCGGGGCGAAGTGGATCGGCTCACCTGCGGGCTGTAGCCGAAGGACTTCAATGAAGGTGACGTGGTCTAAGTCGCCGCACGGGCCGACGGTGCGAGCGGTGACGTCGTTGGGTCCGGCGTTGGACTCGGACCATCCGGTGAGCCCTGGTGTGCTGGTGCGGGTGTAGATCCACTGGCCGGTGATGTCGTCGCCTACCCATGCGTAGTAGGCGGGCCAGGTGAGTGGTTTGACGCATTGCCAGATCGAGTTGCGTTCGTTCGGGCCGAGTGTGTGGACGGTGCGTGCTGCTGGCTGTGGCTGTGGTTCAGGGTCGTCGAGTACGGCGAGGATGTCGCGTGCTTCGACGACGTCGATGTCGAACACCTTGACCGATGATGTGGTGACGATACGGCGGATGCGGTCGAGCTTGGCCTGTGCGTGTGCGCTCATCGCTGCTTCCTGTCGTGGATGATGGCTGCTGCTCGGTGTATGACGGCGATGGTGTCGGCGAGTTGGTCGGCGTAGATGCGTGACCCGTCGCCGAAGCCGTCGTCGTTGGGTAGCCAGATGCCGGGGTCGTCGCCTGCTGCTGGGCTGACGATGGTGGCGTTGATGTCGCGAGGGTTGGCGAATACTTGGGTGCTGCTGTCGGGATCGTCTTGCTCGACGCTGACTGGCTCGCCGTCGAGGACGTCGGCCATCTCGTCTTCGATGAGTGCGCCGAGTCGTGCGATTGCGAGTCGGAGTTCGGCTCGGGTATCGACGATGGCGTCGGCTTCGTATGCGTTGCCTTCGGTGGTGGTGACGTAGATGCGTACCGATGCGATGCGGTCGTTGCTCATCCTTCGGTCCTTCTGATGACGGTGAGTGTGCTGCCGAGTGGGTAGTTCTCGGTTCTGGTGTTTCCTCGGTTGTTGCGCATGGTGAGTGTGCGGCTTCCGTCGTCGTGTTCTTGGATGGCGGTGACGGTCCAGATGTCTTCGGGGCGTGGGCCGGTGGTCATGTGTCGCTCCAATTCACCAGCCGCGCGGCGGTTGCGAGTATGGTGTCGCGTTCGGCTTGGGTGAGTCTGTATGGGTGTAGGAGGTCGAGGGTGAGTTGTACGTGGCCGGCGATGCCGAGGTCACATCGGTAGGTCCAGAGGACGCGGTGGGTGGTGGGGTCGGCGAATGCTTCGAGTAGCGCTTCGAGCCCCGTGTCTGTCGCGGTCATTGGTCGCCGCCGATTGTCCGGGGCTCGATCATCGGTTGTCCCAGCTTGGCCGGGCGTCGCCGAGTACGAAGACGCGCATCTCGGATATCGCTTGGCGTGCTTCGTCTTCGGTAGCCCAGCATCCGATGATGGCGTGGTCGCTGTTGCCGCCGCCGGGTAGGCCGATGCCGTAGCCGCGGGGTGGGTAGATGGTTTCCGGTTTGGGGTGGTTCCCGGTTTCCGGTTTGGGGTCTGGCGGGGTGTGGGTGTGCGGGGCGGCGTTGATGATGGTCAGGCCGCCGGCTTTGAAGTCGAAGGCTGTGACGATGCCGCCGCGGCGGGACTCCCAGTCGTTGAGGTTGTTGGGATCCGGGTCGATGGTGATGTGCACCTTCAGGACGTCCGTGACCACGCCTTCTCCGCGGCGTAATCGTTCGATCACGTTGTGCATGGCGCTCGCGAGCGGGCTGGCGAGTTCGCGGTGTTCGATGCGGATGCTGTCTGCGGTGATGGTGATTTCGTCGTCGGGGATGTCTTCGGTTGCGAGGTGGCGGAAGTATCCGTCCCAGAGTCGGACTGTGCTTGTGGTGGTCATCGGTTTCTCCGGTTTCTGGTGTGGTCGGGTCCGGCGGTTGGTGGTTGTTCGTCGGCTAGGTGGCTGAAGTCGTAGCCGGGTGATTCGGGGATGGGGTAGTCGGGTGCGGTGAAGTCGGGCCAGAGTCGGTTCACGTCGGCTTGTAGCGGGGTCATCAGGCGGTAGGTGCCGAGTGATCGCGGGAATTGCAGTGTCGGCGGTGGTAGCCGTTGTATTTCGTGGATCCAGTTCTCGGGCCCGAACTTCACGTCGATTTCGGGGATGTGTTCGAGGTCGGGGCAGGCGGTGGTGCGCCAGATCGGTTGGAAGCACTGGTCGTAGAGCGTGATGGTTGGGCCCAAGATGTCTCGCGTGATGCTCTCCAAATACTCGCTGAGTTGGCGAAACATTGCTGCCCAGCTGCGCATCGGGCCGGGGTCGGGTCTGATCACGATGGAGAAGTGGCCGACGCCGACGGTCGACCACTGCGGGTAGACGGGGGTGTCGTCGGCGTGGATGTGGAGCGGGATGTGGACGAACCGCCCGATGGGTACCCACATGCCGTGGCCGCCGGCCGGGGCGCGTTGGGGTCCGATGAAGTCGGATCCTTCGCAGACGACGGGTGAGTCGTCTTCGGCGAGTGTGTATTCGGGGTCGATTCTGCCGATGTCGTACATGGTGGCGATGCGTTCGGTGATGGGTAGGCCGTGCCAGTGTCGGCCGCAGTGTGGGCAGCGCGGGTATTTGTGGTCGCCGGTGAGGTAGTCGGATGCGTGTTCGCCTTCGGCAAGTTGTTCGTCGACGAGCGCGTCGATGCGGTCGATGATGTCGGGGTCGGTCACTCGGTGTCCTGTAGTTCGTGGTTCTCGATGCGGGTGCGGTCGTAGACGTGCTGCCGCAGGGCATCGCGGCGGTGGGTCGGCCGGCTCGTCGACCCTGCGACGTCGGCGGCGTACTCGGCGCGTAGCCGCTCGGCGCCTTGCTGTCTCGCGCTGACGCCGACGATGTGCATTCGATTCCAGTCGACGACGACGTAGACGTCGCCGGATGGGCCGAACAGGCGTTGCAGCAGCCTGCGGATCATGTTTCCTCCGTGGTGGTTTGGCGCCGAGAATGGCGTCTTATGTCAACTCGTCAACGCAGTCTGCGCATAGCCCTGAGTCGTCACTACTGCCTTCGTTGACGTTGCCGCACAGCCAGCACAAGGCCGACTTCATCGCTGGTAGTGGTGTCGATTCCGGCAGGTAACCGGACGGGTCGGCGTCTGGCAATATCGGGTCATCGCCGGGTTTCCACTCGCGTGATTCCATCAGTCCTCCGTGCCGATAAGTGGGCGTTCCGCCGGTGTGCTTGAGTGCGTCGTCGTCGAGTAGGTCGCCGAGGACGTCTGTGATTGGTGTGAGCCGCATTTCGAGTAGGCGGCAGGTCTGGCAGAACCACACGCGGTGGTGGTGCTCGGCGGTTTCTGGGCAGAGTCGGCGGGCCTGCGCCGCGAACGGGCGGCCGGTCACAGCGCGGGCCGCTCGGTGAACTGTGTGCAGTCGCATCCTTCGACGTCGCATTCCTGGTAGCCGTGAATGAAGCTGTCGACGTGCACGATGTCGGCATGCCCACAGGTGCAGTAGGTCACTTCTGACCACCGCCTTTGCCGACTTCCTGTGTGTTTGAAACGCGCTCGGTCGATCCGTGGGTTGGTGGATCGATGCCGAGCATGCGGAAGTTGAGGGCGAGCCGGTGGCCGATGTCTTCGGTGTGTGTGAGCTCGCCGTCGGCGTTGCGGTGCTCGGCGTAGTACAGGCCGTCGCGCTCGACGAGCGTGATGCTGCCGAGGTAGATCGCTTCGGCGGGGATGGGTTTCGGCTTTGGCCAGAACTCGTCGACGGGAACACTGTGGATCCGGACCTGCGTGGGAGTGACGCAAGCCCAGTTGTAGAGTTCGCGGCCGTCGTCGCTGAGTGATCGGCAGAGGTAGCGGCAGCGTGTGCGTTCGGTCATGATGCGAAGAACGACGCTAGTAGGACGGCGATCGCGATCGTTAGTGCCGGGTATTGCTGTGTGAAGTGCAGGAATTCGGTCATGCTGCGGGCCATCCCATCGTGAGGTTGCCTAGTGGGTGTTCGGTGCGGACGAGTCGGAGCGCGGGCCGTTCGTCGTCGCGGTCGCCGTTGCCGCGCTGCTTGTTGCAGAGTCCGTGCATCAGTCGCTCGGGGAGTTTCCCGCCGTCCTTGCCGTCGGGGTGTTCGCCATGGAGCTGCCCGGACGTGACGTCTGGCTTGCCGTCGCGGCGCATCGCGTTGGGGTCGTAGTCGGGATTCTTGGTGCGGTCCCGGAACATCGGTAGTCCGCACCAGTAGCAGGGGGTGCCGTCGATGTGTGCGGATATGAGTCGGCGGACTTGGGCGCGGTGGGCTTCGTCGTAGCCGCGGGCGGCCGGCGACGCGCGCCTACGCGTTGGCGCCATGGTTCGGCCGTTCGTCGCCGCTGCCTTCTCTGCTGCATTCTGGCCAGAGTTCTTGCAGGTTGCAGCGGTTGTAGACGTCCTGGCTGACCTCGACGGTGCCGACCCACTCGGGGTTCTTGAGGTCGGTGATTTCAAGTCGCCATTCTTCGGGCACTGGGGTGATGAACGGGCCGGTGCAGATCGGCGGCTGCCCCACGCACGTCATCGGCTGCACGATGACCGTGGCCGGCGAGTACCGCGCATCGGTGACGCGTCCGTGCTCGGGCACGGGGTGGTCGCCGCAGCCGGCGACGGTCAGGATGATGGCGATGGCCAGCGCGGCGGTTCTCATGTTGCGCTGCTGTCGTTGTCGTCACGGTTGGCGTCGGCGTGTGCTTGGCGTAGCGCTTCGTCGATCGCGGACTGCCGGGCGGTGTCGATGTTGTCGATCCGGTCGGGTGCGGGCGCAGGATAGCGGTCGGCTACGGTGAAGTCGCGGCCGAGCTCGTACGGCGGCCCGTCGTCCGGCGTGTAGCGGGGCGCGTCGAGCTTGTCGGAGATCGCTTCGCTGGCCTGCTCGGTGAACTTGTCGAGCACGTGCCGGTTATGCAGCTCACCAGCGCGCTCGTACACCTCGGCCAGGCGCCGATTCGCGTCGTCGAGCGCGTCGCCAGCCTTGCGCACCTCGTCGTGCGCGGCGGCGAGTTCCATCGCGGCCAGCCTGCGTGCGGTGTCTTCGTCGCCCGCGCCGGCGGCGAGCTGGTCGAAGACGGTGTCGGGCTCGGGCTTCGCGTGCCGGCCGCCAGATGCGCGTTTCTTCCCGGCCGGGTGACGGGCGATCGCTGCGTCGAGTTCGGCGTCGGCGTCCGGTGTGACATTTCCGGTGAGAACTTCATCAGGATTGTCACATCCGGCCCGGGCGGCGGCGTCGGTGCGTTCCTGCGCGATCCGCAGCCGGGCCGGATCGTTCGCAGTCTGGCGGGCGATGGTGCCGATGTCGGCGATCGACGCATCGACCGGGGTCGCGCCGCGCACTTCGCAGTAGCCGAGCACGCCGCGCAGTTGCAGGCACATGGTGGTGAAGAGCGGCATTTCGCGATCGGTGACCTTCACGACGAACGATTTGCCTTCGGGCAGTTCGACGATGTGGAACTTGCCGGGCTGCTTGAGCAGTGCCTTCATCTGCTGGCTGGGGGTGTCGCCGGCGACGGGGCGGTGGTGGACGCGGGCGCGGCGCTGGCGCCGATTGAGTGCCATCAGATGACTCCGATCGTGAGCAGGAACAGGGCGAGCAGCCAGACCGCGGCGACGATGAGCGCGAAGGTCTGGATGGCGATTCGGCGCCAGTGAGTTTCGTGTGGGCCGTCGTGCCAGTCGTCGGGGCAGATCAGGCCGATGACGACGGCGCGGTCGGTCGAGTAGCAGGTGCCGCAGCGGCCACCGGTGGCGATATCGGGGAACACGGCCACGGCATCGTCGGGGTGCAGGATGCGGTCCTCCGGCCGCCGCGGGACGAGCTCGTTGATCATGCGCGTCGCGGCCGGGTCTGGCGGGACGAACTTGACTGTGACGTAGGTCCGTCCGAGCTGGATCGGGGTGGCGTCTGCGCGGATCATGCCGCCGCGGTGCCGGCGATAGTCGATCAGGCCAGCGACGTCACCGGACAGTGCACCAAGGTCAGCGGCCATCGCTACCGCTCTTGAGGTCAGCGCGGACCAGCTTGACGACCGGGCCGGCGACCATCCACCAGGCCATAGTGCTGACGATGATCGTCGCGGCCAGGTCGAAGCCGGCACCCCACACCGCCAGGAATGCGATGCCGATGACGGCGGCGGTCCACGCAGACACGATGCTGGCGCCGGTCAGAATGGGGATCCACTTGGGTTCTCTACCGCGCATCGGGGGTTCCTTTCAGGGTGGGTTCGTTGCGCAGCACGACGCGCTTCCACTCGACGTAGGGAACGCATTCGAAGTGGTAGGCGCCGACGATGTCGCGGCTGAATGAGAGCGGCTGCCAGATCAATTCGGGCGTGGCCAGGATGGTGAAGGCGATCTGGTGGGGGATCGCGGATGCGACGACGTCGACGGCGTTGCGGCCGGACGGTTCGGCGCCTTGGCCGATGACGACCATGCCGGGCATGGTGATCTGCTCGGCGTCGAGTGATCCGGACACGCGGGCTTGGAAGGTGATGTCGCGGCGCACGGTGGTCCCGGCGAAGCGGGCGCCTTCGTCGCGCAGGTTCGGCTCCCAGACCCGCACGAGCACGTCCGACGTGATGGCGTCAGGGGCGTTCAATTCGGATCCCCTCCGCGTAGATCGCGCGCAGCGTCTCGGCGATGTCGATCAGCGCCCACACGGTCGCCCATGCGGGCGCTTCGGCGTCCTGGCCGTGCTCGGCGATACCCCGCGCCTCGGGCAGCGCATCGATCCGCTTTCTGTCGGGCCCTGCGGGCGCCTTCGCGAGGAGATTGTCGAGTGCTGCCTGTGCGATCTTCTGGTCGTGGTTCTGAGTCATGCTCGTGTGCTTCCTTCGTGTGATGAGTGGAGACGGGTTTTCGGTGGTGTCGTAGCGGTTGTGCGGGTGCGTTCTCGGTCGAGCTCGTCGCGGCCACCCCATACGCCGTTGTCGTCCTGCAAGCTGGCCCGGTACTGCTCGCAGTTCTGCTTCACCGGGCACTGATTGCAGATCGCCTTCGCCCGGGCGATGCGCTCTTGGTAGATGCGTTTGTCCTTGTGCGAGCGGCCGTTTACGGCGAAGAACATCTCGTCCACTTCCGACAGCGGGATCTTGTGACACAGGGCGCGGCTCATCCATTCGCGGTCGAGGTCGCCGAGGATGGCGCGCAGGAATCCGGGGCGACCGCGGCGCGGTAGCCGTGTTCTGTCGTAGTGGCCGGCGGGCATCAGCGACGCACCAGCCGCGCGTTCGTCGCCCGCACCGCGGTATCGATATCGCCCGGCCACACCGTCGACAGCCCGGACCAGTGCCGGCGCCGCGGCAGAAACGGAAGTTCCCAGCCGAGCTTCATCGCGCACATCGCCGCCGCACCGGCCGAGTCGGCGACATCGTGGTTCGGGATGGTGAGATCCGGCCACCACTTGCGTGTCTCGTCCAGCACCATGTCCTTGTCGGCGCGGCCGGACCCGGTCACCCACAGCTTCAGCGTGGTCGGTGACACGGTGGCCCGGGTGATGCCGCGGGCCTTCAGCACCGACCAGATGCCGACCCACAGAGCGCCGCGGTCGAGGTAGGACGGCAGCACTTCGGACGGGAAGATCGGCGCTTCGATCATGGCCAGCTCTGGCTTGGCTGGTAGCCGGTCGATGATGTGGGCGACTTCGTGCGTGTTGGCGATGATCCGCTCGGCGCGGTCGTCCCAGTCGGCCCCGTTTTCGAGCGAGTATCCGCAGTAGCGGAGCACCTTCGGGCGGCATGGGCCGTCTTCGATGTGGCGTAGGACGGTGATGCCGGTGCGCACCAGGGATGCGTCGATGCCGAGCACGTATCGGTTCATCGGCGCCTCTCGTTGTGGGTCTCGCGGCCGACGATGGCGCCGCAGGCGTTGCAGTGGATTTCGGTGGTGACGCGGACGATGGCGGTGGTGTTGCCGCCGCGGATGTCTTCCTCGGTGCGTTCGATGCGCTGCTGTGGCCGCGGGTGCCGGCACGGTGCCGCGGCGGCCGGTTGCTGGTCGGCGAGCGTGCCGCGCAACCGCGCGTACATCGGAATCAGGTCGCTCATGACTGCGCCCAATCCGGGTGCCAGATCAGCAGCGCCGGCAGGCTACTGGCCGTGACGGCGTGCCGGAAGTACGGCTGACTGCCGCGGACGATCAGCACCGCGGCGGCCGGCAGAGCGGCGAGTTGTTCGGCGGTGCGGATGGTGCACGCCTCGCGGAGAGTGGCGAGCGCGGCGCGAGCATCGCGTAGGCAGTCCTGGCGCATCATCTCCGAGGTGCGCTCCCACAGGCCGTCGTTGACGCGCTCGTCTCCCACGACGTACGCGGCCATGAACATCCCCCGGGCGACGACCTCGTCCAGCGTGGGGAGGTCGGCGCTCATCGGACGACTCGCTTGCACTCGGTGCACACCTCGGCGTGCGCCTCGGCCGGCTTCGTGCAGATGCAGCACGCCTGACGCGACGGGTACACCCGCGGCCGGCGCTTCACAGCGGCCGCCGAACGGGCACGTAGTCGTCGAGGACGGCCATCGGCCGTCCGCACCCGAAACCGGCTGGCAGCGGCGGGCACACAGCGCGGGGCGGCAGCTTTGACATCTGCAACTGCGCCAACGCGATGCCGGCCTCGAAGCAGTCCGCGCACAGGTACGCGCACTTGTCGCCGTCCGCGGTGACATTCGGGTCGGCGATCGAATTCGGATGCCGACACAGGCCGAAGGCGTGAACCTCGACGTAGAACGTGGCCTGTCGGGTGCAGTGCGCCTTGCCGTGTGGTGTCGGGAATCGGTCGCAGGGGCATTCGCAGAGCTGCGCCGCGTCGAGTTCGGCGTCGAGCTGCGACAGCGGATCCACCTCCGGCGGCTTCGATTCGAGTGTCATCATCGGTTCGCCTTCCTCGCGTTGTTGATCCGGGCCGGATGCCCGGGGAAGTGCTTGAGCGGGTGTTGCGTCTTCACGTCGACGCAGGCGTCGCCGACCGGCTTTCCGCAGCCCTGCGGGGGCGGCGGGCACGGCACCGTCTTCGCGAGCTCGCGGAGCTGGTCGCGTTCCTTGCGGGCGTTGGCCTGCCGTGCGTGCCACTGCTGGCCGCCGGTGCGGGACTGGCCGCCGGTGCGGGACTGGCCGCGCGAGGTGCCGCGCCGGTAGTCCGGGGATTCGCCGTCGCCGTGCATCGGGATCACGTTGTCTGGCATGCTCATCGGCCGCCCTCGGGGATCCGCTTCATGGCTTCGGCGTAGGCGTCGGTGAGTAGCTTCCGGATTGCTTCGGGCCGCTCGTCGGGTGACCAGTTGCCTTTGACCTCGAAGATTGCCTTCACGCCGGGCTCGCGGACTCGGATGTGGAAGTCGTTGTGCCGGCCCGGGTCGACGCCGAGCTCCGGGCCGTTCATCGTGCCGCCATCGGGCCGCGCGAAGCGGCGGCCTGTCGTGCGTGGGTCACATCAGCCGGGGCGAATCGTGCTACCCCCCTGCGCGCGTTTCTCAGCGTGAGATGGTTACGCAAGGTGAGTAGGTGTTGGTAAGTACGTAGGTACGTATGTGCATTACCCGGGGCATTGCTCGGGCAATGCTTGAGCATCCGCGGGGCACCGTGCTCGGTCGGATGCTCGGGCATGTGCTCAAACCGCTTGGGCATCGCCGTCACCTCTCTGGTCGCGCCAACGCTTCTCGGCCGCTCGGCGAGCCTTCTCGCTGCGGGCCATCGCGGCATCGTCAACGGGGTTGTGCTCAGCCCAGCCGTTGATCTCGAAGCCGCCGCCGCGGCTCGGCACCCACAGGCCGGATTCAACGGCGATGCCGGCGTCCTTCTTCGTGATCGCGTACCGGCGCAGCGCACCTTCGGCGAAGTAGCCGTCGGTCAGCGTCTTCCCGACGTGGCACATCATCTCGATGTGAGCGAACGCCACGCGGTGCAGGTTCCGATCGACCAGGTCCATGATCTTCGGGTTGTCGGGGAAGGTGGTGTCGAGCCGGATCCATTGCAGGCCAGCCATTGTCAGATCGCTCCTGATTCGATGAGTTGCCGAGCGACGGTCTGCCGCTCGCGGATCATTTGCCATGCGACGCCGCAGAAGTACTTCCAGCGGCGGCCGTCAGGGAGGTTGCGTGCGCGCATCGCCGCCGCGGCCGCGACGATGTCGTCGCGGGTCAGTCCTGCATCGCGGAACTTGAGGATGCTCTGCCCGCAGTCCGGAGCGATGTCGTAGTTGCCATCGGCGCGACGGAACTGCTCGGTGATCGCGCCGTCGTAGGAATTCAGCAGTTCGAACACGAAGTCGTGGTCGTCAGAACGCCGTTGCCGGTCCAGCTCGGCAGCGCGCCTGATCGCGGCCGCCCAGCGGAGCGCGTCAGCGGCGACGTCTTCGACGATGGGTGAGTCGGGTGCGATCGCTGCCTTGCCTGTGTTGCACGGCTCGCAGGCGGCGACCAGGTTGTCGGGATCGTCGCCGCCGCCGAGGGCCGTCGGGATGACGTGGTCGACACGCAACTCGGCTTCGGCGGCGGTGTGCCCGCAGTAGCGGCACCGGTATCCGTCGCGGCGCAGAATCTCGAAGCGGAGCCGTTTGGTGATGGCCATCTAGGTCGACGCCCCCGTTTCGGGTTGTGGTGCTGTGCAGTCGGCGCGGTGCTTCCCGGTGACGACGCGGTGGTATCCGCAGCCGGAGCAGAACGACTTCGGCCGGTCGGCGGACGACGCGTCGAGCTGGCGCCACCGATCCCGCGACTTCGATTCCTTGCTCATGGCCGCCTCGGCGGGATGTCGGCGCGCATCGGCGGGGTGTCAGCCCGCACGTAGAGGGGGTGCCGAGGCTGGCCGCTTTTGGTCCAGCCGAGCGCAACGACGTGCGAGTTGGCCAGGATCCGCATGACGTCGGCGGCACGGCCTGGTGTCGCGTTGGATCCCCATGCGATGACGATGAGCATGCGGTGGTCGGCGGCGACTTTGGCGATCTCGGCGTCGTTCTCGGGCCCGATTGGGTCCGGGTGCTGCCAAAGCTGTTTCGGATCCGTGGCTCGCAGTGCGTACAAGTTGATGACGGTGATGCCGCCGAACCCCCAAGCCTTCGCGAACGCAATGCACCGCCGGATTGTCGGGTCGTCTGTGCTGGCGTCGGCGGTCGACGGGTTGAGCATCACCCACGCGAGGATCGGCTTCGACTTGTCCCAGATCCGCGTGAGGCGGTAGCGGTAGGTGCCACAATCGCTGATCACGGCCGACGAAATGAGGCCGGTCAGAATGGTTCCTGTGGGGTTGGTCATCGGCCGCATCCCTCACCGGGGGCGTGGACCAGCCAGCAGGTGCGACAAACCGTGGCGCGGCCGCTGGGCAGGGGCCGGTGCGCGAGGGGCGGCTGCTGACGCACCGGTGTCTCGGCTAGCTTGCGCGCCTTCGTTCGTCGCGCCCGAATCGGTCGCGGTCGGATGCGCTTGCGGGGCGGTGTCCATGCTGATGCGGGGGCCGGGGCGGCGGGTAATCGAGTGAGTCCGCATCGTGATCTCAGCGCGTTGTGGATCGCCTGCACGTACTCGGCGCGGGTCCATCCCATCGCTGTTGCCAGGGTGAGGTCGGTGCCGGCGGCCTTGTCGGCGATGTCGATCAGAAGCAGCGCCCTGTTCATGACCGGGCCAGCGCTTCGGTGATGTCGGCGGGTGGTGTCCACAGGCCGAGCGCGCCTTTGCAGGGGATCGGTTCGGCGAGCTGGCGGGGGTTCTCGAGGACCAGGTGTGTGATGCGCCGGCCTTGGCGGCTGGCGGCTGCGTAACCTTGCTCGCCCCACGGTGCGCAGCATCCGGCGGTGTAGTGGCAATCGACGAGGTCGACGACGCCGATGATCGCGCCGGCTTCGTCGGCGAGCCGAGTGTCGTCGGCGTGCTGCCGGAAGGCCGCGCGGACGAGCGGACTGTTCTCGCCGCGGTCGGACCAGCGCATGCCGGCGTGGATGGCCAACGGGCCGCGGTACTTCCAGAGCTGCGTCCGGTTTTCGATGTTCTTGCCGTGGAAGATCGCCCACGCCCACGGCTGCTGCACGGTCAGTGCCTTCATGCTGCGACCTCGCTGATCGGGATGAGATGCCACAGCGCCGCAGCGGCCTGCTGCGGGCAGACGCCGTTGCCGATGATGCGGAGCATGTCGTTGCGGGAGATGCCGGGCACGGCGGTGACCCAGCCGGCGGGCCAGCCCATCATCCACTCGGGGAACGGCGCGGACAGACGAGGATTCCCTTTGGTGTTCGGCTCTGTCGGTGATGGTGCGGGGCGGGTCAACGACGCCCATCGCGTGATCGCGGGGGCGTATTTGCCCCACTGGTCGGTCCCGTGTAGCAGCGCGAAGTCGATCAACTGGCGACTGTGTCCCTCGCGTTGATCAGGGTGCTGGCCGCCCCCAGACCCGTCGCTCGCGTTCGGCGTCGGCAACAAGTCTGTGATGCTGTCCAACGACGGCCGGACCGCAGCATCGTCACTCGCTGAGCGGTTCCGGCCTGACCGTGATGCGGCGGGCGTCGGCAGCAGGTCTAAGGAAACAGGCTCGCGCCCAGCACTTCCGCCAGCGATCCATTCCCGTCCGCAACGTGCGCCCGGGCTGCTGGCGCCGTCATCGACGCATGTCCGTCCATCGCACGCGGACTCGGCAGCAGCGCAACTTCCGCGCCGAGATTCCGTGCGTGTCCGTTCCCCGTCGCCGGTTGCGTGACTGGTGTCGGCAGGAGTTGCGACGACAAACACCCGCTCCCGGAAGTGCGGAGCTCCGACACTGGCAGCGGATACAGTCGCCCACTGCGCGTCATACCCGACGTCGCAAAGGTCTCCGAGTACGGCTCCGAGTGCTCGGAGAACAGGCTTAGCGTCGCTGTCTCCCATAGCTGTCGCTTGGGGTTCCACTGTGCGATTTGCTTCGACACTGAGCAGGTTCCTCACGTTCTCGATGACCACTACGCGCGGCCGCAATTCATCGATTGCCCGGGCGAATTCGGACCAGAGACCTGATCGCGTACCGGCGCCCATGCCTGCGCGCTTTCCCGCAGCGCTGATGTCCTGGCACGGGAACCCGCCGCACAGCACGTCGACGGGTTCGACGGTCGACCAGTCGACGGTGCTGATGTCGCCGAGGTTGGGCACGCCCGGCCAGCGGTGCGCGAGCACCTTCACGGCAGCGTTTGGCCTCCGGCGGCCGTTCTTGTCCTCGATGAAGTCGAGCTCGCAATGCCACACGGTGCGGCCGCTGAAGACGTGCTCGACGGCGATATCCAGCCCGCCGGCGCCAGAGAACAGGGATCCGACCTTCACTCGTGGCCGCCTTGGAATCGCAGGCGTTGGCCGGTGACTTCGAGCTTGCGGGTGGTGACCTTCGTGGTGTCGGTGGCTTCGTCGTAACGGGCGCTGGTGATCTCGTGCATGACGCCGTGCGCGTCGGGGCCGAGCCGTGTGCCGGGTGCGAGTTGTTCGGTCTGGTCGCCGCGGTAGCTCATGAGCGCTTCACGAATCTGCCGTCTGCGCCGCGGTTCCGGACGATCTCGGCGCGTGTCCAGTGTCCTGGCGCGTACACCGCGACCGAACCGCAGCGGCCTGTCGACAGGATGAGCACGCCTTCGGGCGTCACCGTGTAGTCGTCGGCGAGCGGGTGCCGGTGCGGCTCTTTCGGGCTGGTGTAGCCGGTGTGCACGTGGACGGCCATCAGGCGTCCCCTTCCCATGGCATCGCGGCCCGGGTGATGCCCGGCAACTGAGTCACCGTGAACGGGGCGTGGTACTTCACGCCGAGCTGCACGAGCCACGTGACGACTTCCGCTTCGATCGACGGGTCGCTGACGTCCGGCCAGACCGGTTCCGGCTCGGCGGCCAGCTCGGGGAACAGGGCGGCGAGATGGGGGCGGCAGCGTTCGATCGCTTCGCCGATGCTGTCGACGCCGTCGATGTCGTTCGGCTCGGATGTCGGGACGTCGCCCGTCATGAAGCCGAGGATGTCGTACACCTGCTGTAGGGGGCAGAAGATTTGGTTCTCGTCGCCGTGGAGGACGGTGACGACGGCACCGATTTCGAACTGGCGGGTGAGCGGAGCGGTCATCGGGGATTCCCTTCTGGCCTGGCGGTTTTGACCGCTTCGATGACTTCGACGCCTCGCTGGGCGCCGAGTGCGCCGAGGTCGGCGAAGGGGTCGGGGCGGGGGCCGGCCAGCGGATCCGGGTGTGCGACGACCGTGGCGACCTTCTGCTGGGCCGCGGTCAGGAACATCGCGAAGGTCTTCGCGGCCAGGTGACCACCGGCCAGCCACGAGACGATGGCGGTCGGTAGCAGCCACCACGCCGAGTAGATGATCGCGGCGGCGATGATGGTGCCAAAGGCGATGAGCGAGAGCAGCAGCGCGACGATGGCCGCGCGCTGCCGCTCCGCAAGAGCCGGGGTGTGTCGCATCAGTCTTCGCCACCCCCGGTGTCGACCGAACCGTCTTCCTCCGTGGGCCCGCCGGTGACCGGGTCGGTCGGGTAGAGCTCGCCCTGATTGGGGTCGGCGCCGTTGGTGGGTTTCTTTCCGGGCTCCCAGCCGTCGAGGATCTTGACCGTGCGGACTGGGATCAGTTCGCCTTGCGCGTTGCGGGCGTTGCCGTCTCGGGTGACCTGCGCCTTGAGCATGATGATGAACGTCTCGTCCATCTCCGGCACGGTGTCGAGCCGAATGGTGCGAGATCCAAACGAGAATCCGATCGGGGTGCCGCCGGTGTCGATGTCGTCGAGCGCGTTGGTCGACTTGTGATCCGACGCTGTCGTGGCGTCTTTACCCATGTTGTGTTTCTCCTTCGGTGGTGGTGTCCTGCTGCGGCGCAGCAGCGTTCGGGGGATGCCACCGCTGATCGGTGACAGTGAGCGTGACCTGCCGGCGGTCCGGGCCCATGGGGGTGCGGACTTCGACGATCTGCGAGTCGTCACCCTTGGCGGTGTAGGCGATCTCGCGGATGTCGCCGAGCGTCAGCGGCCCTTCGGGCGTGAACGCGTCGCCGCGCCTCACTTTTCGTCCTTCGTGGCGTCCTCGGCGGCTTGCTGTGCTTCGTACTCGGCCACGGTGGCGGCGTTGATCCACTCGGTGACGTCGGCTTGCAGGGTGCCGGCCTGCTTGCGGGAGATCAAACCATTTCGGAGCTTCTGAAGCTCGTCGTCGGTCAGTTCTTTCGTCGACGCGAGAGGGCGGCCAACGATCTCGCGGCAGACGATGAGGCGGTCGTCGCGCTGGTCGTCGCCGTTCAGGTCGAGTTCGCCGAACGTCGCGAATATCGCCTTGTTGTGCTGGTCGCGCATCGACTTGCGCAGATCCGAGGTCGGCGCGTCAGCGGGGGATGGCGCGGTGGCCTGTTCCGGTTCCGGATTCGCGCCCGGATCCGAGGGCGATTCTTCGGATATCACTTCGCCGTCGACCACCTGGCCGCGCTGCTGCGTGCGGCGTTCACGGGCCGCCCGGGCGGCGGCCGCACCGGAGCCGGGCCGCCGTGGCTCGGGTGTTCCTTCCTGCTCGACGTTCCCGTCCGGGTCGATCACGGTCGGCTGAGCGGCGTCTTCGAGGATGAGCCCGGAGAAGTCATCTGGGTATGCGCGCCGCCAGGCCAAAGCTTCGGCGCACTTCGCGATCTGATTGCGGGGCATCTTGCGCCACATCGAATTCGGCTCTTCGCCAACGATCTTCCGGTTGCGCCCTTCGCCTTCCCAGATCGCGTTGGTCTGGACGAACTCGTCGAAGTGGGCGATGCCTTCGAACGGTTCGTCGTTGCGGTAGATGACGTAACGCGCGGCGTGCGGGACGCTGCCAGCCGGCCAAACTGTGCGCCAGTGCTGGATCACCTGTCCGTCGTCGGTGACGTGGAAGTCGTCAGCACCAGTGAAGTACGGGCCCTCGAATCGCAGGCTGTCACCGAGAGTCTTCGCGGCTTCGCGGCCGTTGCGTCGGTACCCGTCGATGCCGGTCTGGATCGTGTACTTCGTGACCCACTCTTCAACCTTGCGCCGGCCTTCGCCGCTCGCGTTGTCGACCCACCTGGTGATCTTCGTGTTCCGGCCGATCATGTAGATCTGCTTGCGGAATGGATCCAAACCCGTTGTGCGGCAGTAGTGGAAGAACAGATTCAGGTCGCCGTCGGATGCGTCTTCGACACCGAGCGCCCGCAGGATCGCGAGCTGGTCTTCGTTGAAGCGCACCTGCTCCGGCTCGATCGTGGCGAGTGTCTTCGCGCCGGCTTCCCGCTGTGCGCGTTCCGCTGCGGCGAGCAGATCTTCGGCCTGGTCCTCGGCTGTGGCGGTGGTGGTGTCGGTCATTTCTTCCCTTTCGCGGAGTAGAGCGCGACGGATCCGCGCGATGACGGCTGCCGGCGGGCGATCAGCGCGCCGTTGCAGGTGGCGAACTGTGCCTTCTTCATGGCGTCGAGCACGCGGGACTTCGCGAGCCGCGCTGTCTCTTCGGCTGTTTTCAGATCGGTTGTGGCGGCGACGAATTCCTCGGCAAGTTCCGCGGTCAGCTCAACTTCGGTGTCCCGTTCAATCTCGGGATGTTGGGCCCGGATCGCCTCGTACGTCGGCACGCTTCCGTCGAGCTCGGGCGGGATATCGCCGGCCAGCGAGTCCCAGAAGCGGCGGCACTCGTCGATGATGAACACAACTTCCTGCTTCGCTGTGCCGTCGTACCAAACCTCGTAGATGCGGTCCTGGTAGTACGGGCCGAGGGCCAGCAGGTGCCCGGGCTGATCGGTCCAGCCGGTGAATACCATCTCCATCAGCACCTGTGTCCAGTAGTCGCCGGGCAGGTCGCCGGTGAAGTCGTCGCCGAACTTCTCCATGTCGGTCAGGTCGCGGGCGAGCTTGATCTGAAGGACACCGCGGGAGCGGCCGCGGACGCGCCGGCGGTCGAGCGTTGCGAGAGCGGGGAATCCGAAGTGCTCGGGGTCGACGACGAACTGCACTTCTCCGGGGGACAGGCGCCAGCCCGGCATCCGGCGGCGGTAGACGTTCGCCGCGTACGGCTCGATGTCATGCCCTGTGTCGAAGGCGTCCTTCGGTTCCTCGGCCGGGATCAGGCCCTTCATCCGGAGCCAGAGCGATCGCGGCGATTCCCAGCGTGACAGACCCATGATGGCGCCGACCTTGCTCGGCGAGATGGTGTGCAGATGTGCGTCGGATCCGGGCTGAATCCACCCCGGGTCGCGGGGCGTGTTGACCGCGATGTGCTTGATGCTCACCAGTGATCACCGCCCGTGATGGCGATGTAGAGGTCCCAGCACCATTCGACGTCGCCCATGGCGGTGTGGCGGTCGTAGTCGGCCGGGTTGATGCCGACCGCCCGGGACAGGGCGTCGGACTTCCACGGCCGGGGGATGAGCTGACCGCGGGCCGCGAGCCAGCCGACCGCGTTCCCGGGCACGTCGAACGGGTGATAGTGCCAGCTCGGGGTGATGCCGCACCGGCCGAGCAGGCGGTCGATCTTCTCCATGTCGAATGCCGGGTTCGATCCGGCGATCACCGCGTCGTCGCGGACGATGTCGGCGATCGCGTTCGCGGCGAGCTTCGGCGGCACGGCGTCGCTCTCGTTGTAGCGGCGGGCGTAGTCGTCCCGGAACGACTGCGGCAGATCAGGATCGATCAGCTTCGGGTCGTGGATGATCTGGAAGTGCTCGCTGGCGACCTGGTCGCCGTTGTCGTCGACGCGGACCGCGGCGAACTCCCAGATCGGCGCCCGGCGCGATGTGCCCAGCGTCTCGGTGTCGAGGAAGACGGTCGTCATGGCCGCACCGCCCGGCGTGCGCGCAGGGGCCGGCACTTCGGGCAGCGCCGTTCGATCCGGGCAGGCTCCCTGGACTGTGCGTGCACCGCGCAGCGGGGATCCGATGCGTCGTGGAACTCACGGTTTCCGTGCGGCTTCCGGCTCATGCGTACACCCGCCCGCGCACCGAAATGTAGATGCCCCACCGCCAGAAGATCAGCGAGAACGAGTGGACGTCATACTTCGCGTTCGGCCGGTCGGGTAGGTAGAACTCCGGGATGTCTTCCTGCGCCAGGTCGAGCGAGAAGCCGAACTGAAGACCGCCGTGCGAGCCACCTTCGTGCTCACTCTCGGCCAACAGATCACCGACAATGAGGCGGATCCGAGTGCCGCTGTACTCGTAATGCGCATTCCACCAGGGGTGTTCGTAGGTGGACTCGTCTTCGGGATCCTCGGGGAGGATCGAGAACAACTGTTTCAGCATGCGATGGCGTCCTTCACGCGGTTGATGTCGAGTGACTGGTCGGGCACGGGCTCGCCCGACATGGGGCAGTACGGGCGGCGGCCACGGATCCGGCGGCCGGAATGAAGTTGGTATCGGCCGTCTTTCGTCAGTCGGGCTTCAAGTCCGCACATCACGCACTTCATGAAGCGCTCCGCTCGATACGGCGGATCCGCAACTTCAGCGTCTCGGTCGTGATGCCGAGACGCTTCGCGATCTCGGCGTCGGTCCGGCCGACGTGCTCACGGTGATCAGCGACGATGTCGAGGAAGTCGGAAGGCACCGAGCGGGACGGCTTCAGCACGACGCTGGGATCGCCTTGCGCGTCGGGATCGTCGATCTCGCCGTCCTGCCATGCGAGCGGCGGCAGCCATCCGCGAGCAGCAGCAATCCGGCGGGCAGTGTCGGCATGTGGGCCCTGTGGCAGCGGCTGCGCACCGAGCGTCTGGTATGCGGCATCAATCCGATCGAAGGTCTCCGGCCGTACCCACGCGGCCGACCCGGTCAGGTACTTATGTAGGTTGATCTGGTAATTCGCTACTGCGCCGGCGATTTGGCTGCGCGTGTAGCCGAGCGCGGCGAGCGCGCGGATCCGACGGATGGCGCCGATCGGGTTCATGTGAGCCGGGCGATCGACATCCGGGTTCACCGCGAGAATCGCGCGGGCGATGCCGGCAGTCGTCCGGATGCCGTAGCCGCTCGTGATGCGCCGGACTGTGCGGGCCTGCACGCCGGACAGTTGGCCGATCCGGATTACACCCATGCCTGCGGCCCGGCAGCGTTCAATGTGGGCGCGGACGATCTCGTTGTCTACGGGCCGGTTGTAGGCGAGCCACGCGCGGTAATGCTTCTTGCACATCCCACGTGACCACTCGGCCGGCGCATTCTGGCAGCGCTCCGTCGCGCTGCATGTCGGGTCGGTCACGGGAGTGCTCCGACGCCGAGCATGACTGTGCGGGAGTACATTTCGACGAGCTCGCCGAGCGTGTACGTCGGCTGCGGCGGCTCTGCGGGCGTGTTATCGGCGATGTCGTCTACACTCTTCGGCATTGGGGTTACCTCCCATGGATGGTTAGGAACGCCGGTCTCGATGCAGCGGGGCCGGCGTTTCGCCGTTTCAGTTGGAGTCGGACGAATCGTCCGGATAGACCAGATGCCCGGGGCATTCCATTTCGGAGCAGCGGTAGGTCTCGGGGCGCGCCGGGCCGGAAGGATCGCCCGGCCCGGCGCTGGCATCTCCGGCTTCCCCACCGGTGATGCCCTGGTCCCGAAGTCCATACGACGCTCGCGCCATTCGGACGAATAACTCGCGCAGGCCGCCCGGAATCGGCGTCAGCGGAAGGCTTTCCCACGCGCGCGCGTGATCACCGTGCGCGGCGTAGTACAGGCACGCGGCCCGCTCTTCGATGTCCTCGTCGGACACGGCCCGCTCGGATGCGATCTCGCGCTCGTTCATCGCGACGAACACTTCGGCGATCGCCGATAGCGCAGTGGCAGCTTCGCGCAGCACGTCGATGGCCTGTTGCTCGTAGGCCGACATCTGCCGGCGCTGGTCGACGCGGGCCGCGGCTTCGCGCTGCGCCTGCTTCTCGGCCTGCTCGTCCGGCGTCTCGTACGCCGCACCCCACGCCATCAGCGGGCCTCGGCTGCGTCGCGGACGTCGCCGAGCGTGGCCGTGTTGAAGCAGCTCGCGCAGACGTGCGTGTTCAGGAACGGGACGACGCAGTCGGTCGACGTGCACACGACGCACGCGACCAGCTCGACGATGGCGGGGCGGTAGGTGCCGGTGTAGACGTCCCAGCGGGCCGCCCACGCGCGCGCTTCCTCGATCGCCCGCGCGAACTCAGCAGGCAGCGCGGCGACCTCGTCGGGCAGCAGCCGCCCTGACCATCCGTCGCCCATGTTGATCTCGATGAGTCCGCCGTTCACCCACACAGTGAGATAGCTCGCCTCGTCGCGCCAGATCGGCGCCGGCGGCGCATCGGCCGGCGGCGTGTCGGTGAGGGTGGTCGGCACGTCGAGCGCGTTCCGGGCCGCGGTCACGCGCTGGCCTTGCCGGTCAGCAGCGCGTCGATGTCGTCAGGGTGGAATCGGTAATGCCCGCCTGGTGTGGCGACGGCGGGCTTGAGCTTGTTTTCTGCGACCCACTTCCGCACAGTGGAGGGCAGCACTCCGAACTTGTCAGCGACTTGAGAAGTCGTCATATACGTGACTTCGGGCATGCGGATAGGTCTACATGACGTGAGAAGTCGCGTCAAGCGCGAATTGCGGGAATTAAGCGCGGAACATCACGCATGAGCACCTGTTGCGCGGTATGCGCGAGTTGTGCGATATTCGCCGTATGACTACTGATGCGAGTGTGGAACGGTGGGTGCCGGATGCGAGCACCTTCGGTGCGCGCTTGGCGCTGGTTCGTCAGCGCATGGGCTGGAATATCAAAGAGGCCGCGATCGCATGCGCTCTACCCGCAGGCTCGTGGCGTGAATGGGAGCTGTCCGGCCGTCGTCCGCGCGACCTCGACGAGGTCTGCCTGAAGATCGCAGACCGGACGGGCTGCAACGACTACTGGCTGATGACCGGCCGCACATCGCCCAACGGCGGGGGCGACGGCGGTCCTCGCATGGTGCCCCCACCAGGGCTCGAACCTGGGACCTGCGGATTAAAAGTCCGTAGCTCTACCGACTGAGCTATAGGGGCGTGGAGGAACAGGATACTGCCTGCCGTCGCGGGGCCGCCGCAGGGCCGGGGTGAGCAGCGCGAGGGGACCCCGTTTGGGATTTCTGGCGGCCGTGTCCTAAGCTATCGAAGCTCCCAACGGAACGAAGTTGCGAGTACCCCGGAGGAATTCGGATTAGGCCCCCATCGTCTAGTGGCCTAGGACGCCGCCCTTTCACGGCGGTAGCACGGGTTCGAATCCCGTTGGGGGTACGCAACGCGGAAACGCGGAGCACGCAGGAAAAGCAAGGCCCTGTGGCGCAGTTGGTTAGCGCGCCGCCCTGTCACGGCGGAGGTCGCGGGTTCGAGTCCCGTCAGGGTCGCAGTATTGCGGCGTAAGGCTTGCTCGGTCGAGAGACCGGCGCCTTCCGGCCAGGTAGCTCAGTTGGTACGAGCGTCCGCCTGAAAAGCGGAAGGTCGCCGGTTCGATCCCGGCCCTGGCCACCATATGTGAACCCCGGCTGGCGCAGCGGGTTTTGTTTCGTCCGTGGTCGGGCTCCGCTTCCGGCTGCTGAATCGTTCAACACTCGAAGCCCCCTCCACCAGCGATGGAGGGTAGTACCCGCCGAATTGCCGCTTGTTCTGCCGCGCGCGTAACGGATCGTGCTGGCGTCTTAGAACCATTCACCGCCCGATTGGCGGGCAGTGGCGGTGTGATCTTGGACTAAACTCTGCTTTCGGGTAGGGGGAAAGTTGTCAAGAACATTCAAACCATTGCAGGTAGATCCAACTGAGCTGCACCTTGTAGCTGGTCAGATTGAGGGTCACGCAAGCGATTTCATGGCAACGCATCACGCCGTGCACGCGCAGGCGAGCCAGGCGGTCTTGGGCACCGGTTTGGCGAGTGCAGCCCTGCCGGCGATGCTTGCTGCCTGGGACGCTGACAGCGTTCGCTATGGCGAACATTTCGCCACGCACGCAAGTGGCCAT